ATAACTCAGCTTGGGGAAGCGGCTGAGAGTACGTGCCAAGATTAGGCTCAAAGGTCTAGTCAATCTCGCGTGCAAGACTTGTCTCTTGCAAGCTCACGGCTCAACGTAGTAGCCGTGAGTTATTGACCATGGTTGTTGAGTTTTACCATTGGGGAGGAAATACCCTCCCCAATTTTCTAGCCCTCGTAATTACCAATAATTGCTGTATCGGACGGTTAAACCGTCTTCGGACACAAATTTTTTCTCCACAACTTCTCTCTCGCCTTCGGGAGTTCCTGGTTCCCATCCAGCTAAGCTGCCGTCATAATTTCGAGCTTGGTAAGCTTTGATGTTTGTCCAGTATTCTGTGCCATATAGGGTTTTGACTACCTTGAATGGCTTTACTTCTGCTACGGATGAAATGGATGGGTCAATCATTGTCTACCTCCTTAAAATTCACGCCTAAATCAACACCAAGAGCTTGTTCAATTCTGCGGATAATTTCTTCTGTGGCTGAGGCTCTGAGGTCTTCTCCCTCTAGTTGATACCAATAAGAACGGCTTACACCGCACTCACGACAAATTTGACTTAAAGGGCGGATGTCTAGCTGCCTAGCTCTTCGTATTCGCTTTCCTAGCCCAGGGAAATCCTGAACTACTTCGATTACTCGTTTTACTTGCACGCTCATTCATTAAAAATCCTCAAGTCTGATTGTATTGTATTTTGTTCACAGACACTTGACAAGCTTCTGTAGACAAAAGACAATACAGAGTATAGAGAAAGCGATCGCTTCTCCAACCAAAAACAAGCGATCGCTCCTCTCCCGAAAACCAACGAGGTAAACGAGTACACTAATCATGACATTGACTCCCCAAGAAAGCCAAATCGTTCGACAGATTCTCAGGACGGTATTCGACTGCGACGCCGACGTGTGCGGCATCCAAATTCACGACGAAACCGTAGTGATTGTCACTTCTTACGCGCTCTACAGCCTTGGCAAAGATTATTTCCGCGAGCTAGTCCTTGCGTACAAGAGCGAAGTTCAAGCCCCAGTTGCAGTAAAGCCTGTAGTTTCCCGCCGAGCTTTGTCCGTCACCAAAAACCGGGAGTTTGGCGCAAACAGCATCTGGCAGGTGATTGGCGAGACTGGTAATAAGTACGAAGTTCACCACAACTCTCACTCCGGTTCAACTCGATGCCAGTGCAAAGCCGCCAAGTTCGGGCGGCAGTGCTACCATGCTGACGCCGTTGTGCGAGAGGCCGTAGGAGCATCTCTTTTCACGCCATCGCTTCGGTACAAGAGTCCAGCCGCTCGCGGCATTCCTCCAATGCAGATTAACTGCAAATCCAATGCAGAGATAGCGGCTGAAAACGAACGAATCGCCAACCGGGGCGTGAAGCTTCTCCCAGATGGGACTGTAGAAATTGACAAAGAGTTTTACCGCCTGATGGGTGGCGTATCCCAGGTGCGCGGGGCGAGTATGCGAGAACTACGACGCCGAGGCTAGGAAAATGGGGAAAAGGAAAATTTCCTTTTCCCCATAACGAAAAGCATGGTGTGTCACTTTGTCTATTAAAAGAGCTTTCCTTGATTATGAACGCAGTAACACTAGGGCAGCAATTTCAAGCCATCGCTACTGGGGGCGATCGCATCCCCTCCAAGAACCCAGATGGCAAGACGTACCGCGAAATCATCCCAGACTTGGAGGATTTTTTTGAACCCAAGCAGCATTCGGAGTTTAAGACTGGGTATGACAATAAGACTCAGCGAGACACCTTTTACTGCTACGTTAAATGGCAGCATATCCGCAAGCGGCTTGATGATGTAGCCGGACGGGACGGCTGGATTGTAGAGCGAACGGGGATGTTTGTCGATGAGGCGGGGATGCCCGTACTCATTGGAAGAATGAACATCCTGGGCGTGGTTAAGGAGGCGATGGGCTTCGGCAAAGCCCATGAAAAATGGAAAGGAACCCGGATAGAAAACGCTGAAGCTGACTTGATGAAAAACTTAGCTGAGGCGCACGGAGTTGGTCGGTACTTAGACAATCAGCAGCAGGTGATTCGCCATCTTTGGGATAATGCTGATGGCGATGAATATATCAAGTCAATGGCTCGAAAACTGGGGGTGCAATACAGTTTGAACTTGCAGGCGGAAATTCGAGAAAATAACAAGGAACAGGGGTTAGGAAAAAACTCTATCCCAAAACCCCAACCTTCATCCCCCAAGCCCCATTCTTCTTCCCCTGACACGCAAGCGCTTATTACTTCAGAGCAGCAGAAACAATTGTGGGCTATAGCTAGGGGTGCGGGGCATCAAGACTCGGGAGTTAAAGCGGTTTTAAAGGCTTACGGTTACACTTCAGTCGTTCAAGTTGAAGCCAGGAATTATGAGGGCATCTGTGCAAAATTGGGCGATAAAAATCTTGTTCCAATTTACAGCGGGGCGTGAGTATCTTCTTGACCCGTGTTTATGAGCGGTAAGCGGAAAAAGAGGAGGGCGTTTAGTCCCCCTCTTTTTTTTAGTTGACACTACACTAAAGACAGATGTAGTAAGCGTACTCGCTGTGGATAAGACTTTCATAAGCTATTCGCGCAAAGACTTAAACTTCGCACGCCGAATCTTGAACGCTCTCCACAACCGAGGCTTCAACCCCTGGTTCGACCTAGAAGACTTGCAGCCGGGTCGCCCCTGGAACAACGAAATGCTTTTAGGAGTGCAGCTCGCGGATAATTTGCTATTCATCATCAGTCCGGATTCGGTAGAGAGCCACGCCTGCAAAGAGGAGTTAGAGTGTGCGTTGCGGCACGGGAAAAGACTAATTCCCTTGCTCTACAAGGAAACCTCCCCTCGTTTTCTCCACCCAGCCTTGCGGGAATTGCAGTGGGTTTTTCTTCGCGATGAGGATGATTTTGAGCGGGGACTGAGCCAGCTAATCAAGGTTATCGATTCACCTAGGGGAGTGAATCCGTTGAGCGATCGCACCAGCGCCGAAGTAGAAGTTATCGACCAAGAGGGAACCCGCAAAATCTCCTTGCAGCGCAGTTCCTATGTGATTGGACGTAAACCCGTAGGCGGTGCTGAGTCCGGGGTGATAGTCATCTATGATTCCACCAGGTCGGTTAGCCGCTGCCACGTCAAATTATTTTTTGATTCTGGTTTTTGGGTGGCCAGAGACCAGAGCCGCAATGGAATTATATTTTCCCCTCCCTGTTCCAGTGGCAGACTAGAGAATGAAACAAAAATAATTTTGGGACCGGCTCATATAATCTTCAGGGAGATTTCTGTTAAAAATTTCCCCGACCCGGATGAATTTCCGACTTTTGTCGGCATAACTCAGAATGAAGAATCCCCCCCCTGACCATCAGTATTCCAATATCATTGACCGACTTGACTTGTCGGACTTGCGCAAAGATTTTCTCAAAAGCCGGTGGCTCGACCAGCTTCAGTGGTTGGAAGGTCGAGCGATTAAAGAGCGAAATAGATATAACCTGTTGCGGCTAACAACCATCGTCGGCGGGGCAATTATCCCGGCATTAGTCGGAATTAACAAAGGAGACGCCCACTGGCAAGAAGCGGTGAGTTGGTCTGCTTTAGGTGTGAGTCAAGCGGTCGCCATCTGCGCTGCTGCCGAGGAGTTTTTTGCTCCAGGCGAGAAATATAAAACCTATCGGAATACAGCGGAAAGCCTGAAAACCGAGGCGTGGGAATTCTTTCAACTATGTGGGAAATATCATCAATTTGAGACTCACACTTCGGCTTATAGTGCCTTCGCCGAACAAGTCGAGCAATATATTCAGAAGGATGTCAAGGATTTCATGTTTCACTTGCAGCATTCGCAGCAGATGAAGAAATTACAGCATTCACAGTCAGGGCAAAACGGGATTGAGATTAGTACTGCTGAGAAATTGAATCACAAAATTTGAGGGCATTGTTCCTTGTCGCGCTGTTCCTTTCATCTCTTTCAAAGGGAACACTAAGCATAGCGGAATCTATTCATTTCCATGCTTAGCAACACTGAAGTACAAGAAATACTCATCAAATGGGGACTCCTGTCCCCGCCAGCGGATGGCAAATGGGGTCCGCAGAGCAAAGCAGCCCTAGAGGATTTTCAAGTCTCTAGGGGGTTAAAGCCAAATGGCGAAATATCACCCCAAACAATCATCAATCTCAAAGATGAAATTCCTGCGTTTGTCCTGACCAACGACCTAGCAAGCCGGTTAGTCCGGTTCATGAACAAGGAAGGATACTTCATCTCCCGTGGAGTCAGGCGGTATAACATCATCTATCTAGAAGGCGCGGACCAGGACGGCACCCCCAACAGCGACAAGTTTAATGAGTGGAACGATAGGAGAATCCTGCTTGAACTCCCCGACCTGGTGACGCCCAAGATAGTGGGCAACTGGCTGGCGACGACAGAACCAGGGAGTACGTATACGTTCAGCCCCATGAACCCAAATGGAGCTTTCCGCATTGCGTTTGGGCAGTATCGCGCCTGGACATTTGGCAGACACGGGCGCACTCAATACCCCGCTTTAGTACAGTGCGGCTCAGTTTCGGGATTCAGGGACAAGAACAAGGACGGGAAAAGAACTGGGGACGCTCTGGTGACTGGTGGCGGCTACGGAATTAACCAGCACCACGGATGGGATATGGAGTTCGTGAATGCCGCTTCAGCCGGGTGTTTGGTCGGTCAATCAATCGAGGGACACCAAGACTTTATGCAAAAACTCAGGGGAGATAGGCGGTATATGGTAAACAACGCTTACGTCTGGCACACGACCATCATCCCCGCCGACAAGCTATAACCCCTTATCCCTTGCGCCACCCTGAGACAGTACATTAGTACTGCCAGAGTCCCCTGGCATAAAACAGAAAAACCCCGGCATCTCCACCGGGGCTTTCTTGACTTAAAGGAAATTTTCCTTAAAACTTGCGAGCTTTGATTGTGCGGGCGATCGCATCTATCCGTTCCGGCTCAATCATTTTGCAGGTCAGCGGAAAGACCAAGTAACCCAATTCCGCCAAGGCGAAGAATTTCTTACAGTCTCGCTCAATCCCGGCTCCTGATGAGTGCCCCATCCCTGCCACCCACGTTCCACCTTGGCACTCGATTGCAACTTTAGCTTGCGGATGACAGAAGTCGATGCGATAGCACCTGACTGGATACTGCGCCACTAAATCAAGTCCAGGATGGCGCTCTTCCCAGAGTTGAGCAAATTCTAGTTCCAAGGGGGAGAAGGCTTGAATTAGTTCGAGTGGGAGAGATTGAGTCATTGGTGCTGGCGATTTGTGTTCATGTATTCTCAGGGTGTTGTAATTGCTGTCTGGTCTTGTTATTCAAACTCAGCAATCTGCCTATAAGCATCTTGAATTAAAGCGGTTTCTTCCTCTGTCTGTTCTTCATCTCGAACCAGAATCTCAGCACATTTGTCAGCTAAATCCCAGTCAACACCCGCTAGCACCAGATGGGTGCGTTGCAAAGCTTGGGCGTGAGCGTCGTGGTCAAAATCTTTGTTTTTCATTATTGATGCCTCTCTTATCTTTTACAGCAAACTCATAAGACAAACCCCAATTAAAGCCAGTTTTCCAATTAATGGCGTGCAGCACCAAGCATGAACAATGTTTTGCAAAATATTAGGGTATCCACCCCATTGTTTGCCTGCGCTTTTAAATCCCGACAATACACCATGAATAATAAAATCATGAGCAAATGGACATAACACTATTACATCCTCCCATAGCTTCTCGTCTAAGTTCTCCCACCCCTGCTCATTTCCGTTCTTGTAGCCTTGTGGTAAGTGGTGGATGCGATACGGCTTACCTTTGCCGCAAGGGACTAAAAACATTGAACAGCGATACCCTGACTCCTTTAATAGTCGCTTGTGTTTGCCGTACCATTCTTGAGATTTAATGTAGTGACGGTAAGTAGATGACATGGCTGTCGTGTTTGCCCTTTTTAAACTTTTTTAGGTTGGTGGATTTTTGTCATGTGTCATGCGTTTGGACTGTCGAACTCCTCACTATTGCGTTGTTTCGACTGTTCGCGACAAGTCAAGCGAGCGTGCAACAAGGAAGCATGACAGCGTGCCGGGGTTGATTATTCTTGCTGGCTTTAGTCACAAACTCCTGAATTTTACGGCTGAATCAGACTTGTTTTCTTCGTCAATTTCTCCTAGTCCTATGTCGGCTAATAAGCCCAAGTATTCGTGTACTTGCTTTGCTGTCTTGCCCTGAAGTGCTGAGGTGTTGAGCCGTTGAATCTCCCTAACCGTTATCCAGTCACCATGCTCTTTAGCTTTTCGTAAAAGCGTTGGCAATGGCTCTTTCAGCCCAGAAGTTACCGGATTAGCTATAATGGGTTGTTCGATTGTCTTCGGTTCGGAGTGATTTACTACTGGATTACCTAGTAAGTTTAAGAGGTAAGACTCGGTTAGCCAGTCTGGTATTTGTCCCGATTCTTTAGAGCCATCCAACCAAGTAATGTTAAACTTCCCTGTTGGGCGAACAGTTTCCAATCCGTCTTCATCCTCAACAAGTTCGCCAATGGTTTCCACTCTGACAGTCCCCTCCAGGAAAGGCGTTACTAGTCCCTTGCTACCTGGGAGAAAAGCAGCCGTTTCCCCATGAACGATGAATATTGGATATTCTCCGAATTTCATTGTTTCTCGCAAAGTGGAAGTCAAGACACTTTTAATGTCTTCCTCGTCCATGACTTTATTAAGTAAGCCAAATTCATCCCAAACTGTAGTAATTGAGCTGATTTGCATTTCATGAACTCTTTGAGCCATTGCAGCCCATTCTTTACGAATAGAGGGATAGTCTCGCTTGTTATCAGCCGTTATGCCGACAGTTTTAAAAACTGCTGGATATGGATTTGCTGGTTCATAGTGAGGGGTGGAAGCAATTACCTGATGGTCTTTTAGGAGAATCATGCGAAGTAGTCCTAGCTTTTTAACAAGTGTTGATTTACCCGTTCGTTGTTTGCCTACAGCTCTAACTGGGTGAGACTTGACGAGCTTTAAAAGTCCGGGGCATTCCTCTTTAAGTCTGCGAATCACTTCTTTTTTTGACCTATCTGTCACCGCAGGCAGCAATGGTGGGGAAGTAGCAACACTATCAGGAGGACGTGATGCTTTTTGCCTTGGCGAACGTTCGGGTTCCAATTCCTGCTCTAATTCGGCATCCTCCTCAAATTCGTCTCCTATTTCAGCCCCAGGTGTCGCGTAGACAGGCTTCGACCCGTATGGAGACTTGGTAGCTTGTTTGGACGATTGGGAGTTTCTAGGGGCTTCTTGGTAGCCGCCTTCTTCGTCGTCTAGCTCATCCTCCTCGTATCTAATCTCCTCAGCCTCTGTATCCACCACAATCGGGGTTTCCCCTTGTTTCTTGCGCTTACCTCCCCCTTCTATTGCCATAAAGTCATTAACCGCGATAAGCGCAACGACAGCAGCCAGGGGTAATTGGGCGATTGTCCACCCCACGAACATCAACGCAGCCGTGCCAACACCAATCACCGCTTTATCCGTAGTTAAGCGACCGAGAAGGATGGGAGCTTCCCCCCAGTCATTCTCGAATTCGATTTTGTCTATAAAATCACTGATTTTTGACAGTTCCGACATAATAAAAAACCCCTTTCGGGGCGGGAGAAAGGATTGATGAAAAGCTACTGCTTTTTGAGGATGTGATAGATGAACTCAAAGGCAAACGCTGTAATTGTTGCAAGGATTAAGTTCCACCACAAAACTAGGTCAAAACTGGGATAAGGAAAGTCTTCTGCTAGCGCCGCGTACCCGCCCTCGTAAGGAGGAAAATGAATAAAAATGATTACAAACTCCCAGACGTAAACCAGCCAGCGCCTCTTTCTAATCCACGAGATGTCGGTCATCTCGCAGTATTGAGTTAATGCCCAAAGTCCTGTAGCCAGAATGGATAAAGCGTTTTCATTGTTTGACGCCCATACTAACCAGCCGCCAATAAAGGGCACTTGCGACAGTGATGTGAAGAACGGCACAAAGGTTATTGCGGCTTTGATTTGTCGCGCCACAGACAACCAGGGTTGAATGTTTAGTAGCCCGATAAAAGTGATTGTTCCCAGAAAAAGATAACGACCTAATCCTTTGATTCTTGCCGCAGAAGTGCCTTTATTTCTTCTTTCCCTTGTTGCTGTTGTCACTATTTATACCTCCTTCTATTGACTTAAAAAGCTTGTCGTATTCTGGTTTATCCTTCAAAGCAACCCTGGCAATTTCTGAGATTGACCCATCTACTGCGATGACCGCAGTTTCTCCTAAGCTGTTACAGACAAAAGCTCCGGGGCGCAATGGGCGTTTCAATTGGTTGTCTAATACAAGTGCGCCCTCAAAGTAGTAAGCTTCTTTCTCGGTTTCAACATCGACTGTTCTAATGCAGTTTGCTTTTAATCTTTCAATTGCAACCTTAGAAAACCTTCGCGCATTTTTTGCTTCCTCTCTAAGCTGCCTGCTTGCTGCCGATGCTGTTAGTTCGCTCTTTTGGATTACTTCGCCTTGTTCAACAGTGCTTCTGACGGCTTCTCCTTTAGAAAGGAAAATTAAAATGAGCGGCAGAAAAATTACACAATGCGTCGTTTTAATTTTCATCTTCCTCTTGATAAGAACCCTGCTCCCAGTGCTAAAACTCCAAGCGCTAATCCAATGGGTGGAACCGCGATAGATGTGGCTCCAACGAGCGCGGCAGCGGTGGTAGCAATTGCAATGTGTGTCACTTCTTGTTTCTCCTGTGGTTCTACTGATTGACGTTTTTGAGTGATTTGCAGGGCGGACTGCTTGCGAGTAACCGCCCTGGACTCCCTTAGAGTTTCAGAAGGCTTTTGGCTGTTTCCAAAAAATCGGGCACCTCTTCCGTGTAACTGGTTTTGGCTATTTGTTTTACCGCTTCCGGCGTTTCAATGCCGAGCAATTTTTCTATTTCAGCGATGCTTGGGCGGTTTGCTTTAGGGGTGGACAGCGCAACAACTAAGCGCTCTTGCAGGTCTTTCTGAGCTTTGGTCAGCCGTTCTAGGTCGAGACGCCGTTTAACTGATTCCTGGATAGACTTGGCTAGCTCCTCTTCTTCCTGGGTTGCCTTCTGGCGTTGATATTCCTCAGCCCACATAACGAGGGTTTCAAGCGTTTGGCATTGCTGTGCCGCTTTCTCGACTATCTCCAGGTCGATATTCGTCTCTATGGCGATGTCGATAGCAGCGCTATCAGTTGGTGGGGCTGCTAGCTCGTTAGAGGTCAGCGAGAGTTTGTCGCTCAGCTTTGAAGAATTCTCTCGCAATAGCTTCACGGTGTCTGCGTCGATGTCGCCGTACTTGTCGGGGTTGACAAGTGTGTCCGGCACTTCCCGCCCCTGCTGTTTCATTCGCTCGCCTAACGCGGTTAGAGCTAAATTAAGCTCAGCGATAGAACTAAAATTAAGCCGCAAAAATGCGTCGGACTTTGTTACCTGTGGCATGACTTCTTGCTCCATTCTTAATGTGTTGGAAATTTTGCTCAGAAATTAAATTCTGATTATCAATCGAGAGAAAAAACTTCGCGGCTTCTGTCCTATTGCTAAATACGACCAGAAAGCGGCAAAGCAGTAAAAGCCAAGCGCAGTAATGATTTAGGCGAGGTCTTCCACCCTTGGATAGGGGGAGCAACGGAGTAAGCTGCACTGCTTTTTGATAGGGTTCGCACCAAGCTAGTAACAACAATTCATCCTTGTGAATTGTGTTGTGATGCACTCCTAAGAACCGTGCAATGTCTGCCTTAGCAATGCTTTTCTTTGGCATTAGGCTCGCTAAAACAATCTGCGCTCTATCCCAGGCGATTCGCTCCTGCTGATTCATAAAAAAGAGTCAGAATGTGAACTGTTACCTTTTGCTCTTTAATGCGGTAATTCATACCACCTTTTTGTAGAGCTATTGACTTGTCTAGGTGCTGGAAGGGAGGTGAATTAAAGTGAAACTCACATCCATGAATACATACTAAAAAGCCCGTAGACCAGGGTCTACGGGCACTATTTGAGTTTCATCAGTACTCTGTACTTAGGCGGTAGCCAATTGTCTGTAAGAACCGGAGTAAGAGGGTTTTTGAAGTCGTCGCTGTTTCCTCTCTCGATTGCCAGCTAGCCACTTTTGGTGTAGCTCACCGGCTAATCCCATTACCTGGTAGGAAGGCGATCGCTTCTTGGCAATAATCGATGTTTCGTAGGAAAGGATAGCGGCGGCGGTCAGTCGTAGATAGTACGCGGTTTCTTCGTTGGTCAGTCCCCAGTAGTCGCGGAAGTCTAAGGGGTGCATTTCTGGTAGTTCTTCAAAGGTTTGCATATACTTAGTTAATCTCGCTGGTGGGCTGTTTGGAGTTGGTGAGCTAGCGTCGGGACGGGTTTGCTACTACCTGCTCCGACGCGCAAGAGTACGCTCTTATCGTTTCGGGGCTTTTTCCTCGTCCTCCCTCCTACCACTTCCTGGAGGTGGTGACTCCCTGTCAGCCTTTTGCATGGCTAGAAAAAATCGCCAATTTGAAAGATTAAGCTTTTCATCTGCCTGTTGTGCTGCGAGGTCTTTAGCCGTTATGTTTTCCTGATTTTTAGGGGTTTGCGGGGGTTGTTGAGAATGCATAATTAAAGAGCCCCTCCAATGGGCGTTGTACATGGGAGTGGAAGCCGCCAAAAACAAGGTGTTTCGGACTTTGTTTTTGACGCAAGGGTCGCATCCTAGATAAGGGTGCGATCGCTTTTATTTTTGACTAAACGAATACTAGCATAGGTGCGGGATATACGCGCAGAATTCGCGTAAGATTGGATTAAAGCAATAAGGACTTACGCGAATGGCGAATAAACCAGGAACGATAGAAGAGCTTGAGCAGTGGCTAGAGGCGCATGAAGATGACGGAAAAATCAATGGTGAGCGGGTCATCAAGACTGGCACGATTGAGATTAGATCAGGCTTTGTCCCAGGCGACTTGTACGATGAGGCGCTATTGGTTGGGGCTGCATTCAGCTTTAACAAATCAGATATCGGGACTCACGCTCTGCTGAAATTTTTGAGTAGCCCCGTAACTGAACTGATAAAAAGTCAGCTCCTACAGCTGTGTCAATACGAAGCCAAGACTGAATTTCGAGCGTATATCCCAACAAGCCTGCATAGTTTGTCTATGGCGGCTAGAGATAAGTTTGGATGGAATAATTCGCAGCTGATGACGCTGGCTCTGTCACTATTCGTTAACGACTTGGGAGTCAAAGAGGTTTATGAGCAGTTTCTTGACCAAATAGCAGAGCAGTCTGGACTAACGACGGCGGAGATTCAGCAAAAGATTTTTGATTGCCGACGATACGAGGCACGGGTAAAACGGCTGGAACTGTCTCGGCAGCGTGGGGAATTCGTGAGCGATCGCAAGATTGCGACGTGACATCTCCTACACCAACCTGAGTACAGATATGGTGTAGGCTTCCAAGACAATCCGGCTATTGCTTAGGAGACTCTTGGCTTTATTAACGACACGGAATGCCCTACCGCGCCGGAACAATACAAAAGATATGTTCAACACCTTTGTACTGCTGGAATTTTACCCGCCCACAGGTGCGACTACGAATAGTCTGTTTCTGGACGGAACCCCATATTCCAGGTTGTCAAGGTTCGATGTGCAGGCAGCGATTAGCTGTATTTGATTAACCTGTACATTAAAATACTAGCATATCCATATGAAATTGCTAGCATGACTCAGATTAACATCCGATTATCCGAACGAGAGAAGCAGCACCTGTCCAAATATTGCGAGCATACAGACCGTACCCAAAACGATGTAGTCAGAGAACTCGTTCGTCGTTTGTCAATCTCAGGGGTATTGAACCCCCTCGATTAACCGCCTATCCATCCCGACACCAACCTGGGTACAGGTATGGTGTGGGGCTTCCGGCGAAGAAAGCTAACCAAGATAGAAAAAGGAAAATTTCCTCAAAAATTCCTCCCTTCCCCTAACCCATTGGGACTAAGACTTCAACAGGCAGGACGGATAAAATAGAAGAAAGTAGATGCACCCTAAAAAACCGCACCGGAGATGAAGCGGTTTTTTTCTTTGCAATAATGACCGAAAATAAAAAAGGAAAATTTCCTCAAAAAAGATGCCTTGGAACAAAGAACAGTGTCGCGATCGCTACGTTCGTGGCTCGTCAATCACACTGCGGGAACTAGCCGCCGAGTCGGGGAACAGTCACAAAACTATAGAGGACTGGTCAAGGTTTGATACTCCCAAGTGGTCTGAGCAGAGAAAGCTGTTTCAGGGAGAGCTAAGGGTGAAATGTGATAATAAGATAGTCGAGAAAACAAGCGATCGCACCTCCGATTTAGCAATCGAACACCTGACAAGTTACCAATCTGCCCGTAAGGTTGTGGACGCCTACTTTCAATGGCAGAACCGACGAATAGAGGAGGTTAAAGACATCCCAGAGCGATTGGAAGCTGAACTCAAGTCAATCCGAGCTAGCAACATAAATTTCTGGCTGTTGTCTCTGGAAAGGGCAATTAATGGGGAAAGGTTGGCGGCTGGTTTGGAGCGAGACAATGTTCCGAAAGCGATCGCATTCTTGGAAAGGCTTGGTTACGAAGTTATCGATCCAACTATTCCTCTGGGGCAATCTCCGGCTTCTGGGGAGCTTGGGTTATCGGATGAGGCTGTCGAGCTTATTAAGGCGAAGCTGTTGGGGTTGAGTGAATTACCCAAGGAACAAGTCGCCATAGTAGATATACGTGAAAAAGTAGGAGAGCCTTGACGCTTCCATCCTCAAGAGAGTTGCCACCAAAAATGAGGGCTAAACTGCTTGAACGCAGTAGCTCTAAAGGGGGGATGTCAAAAGCTTCTTCTGGGGAGATAGAGGAAGGAAATCGATTATTTCGTCGCTTGCCTCCCTTGTTGATGCCGTACCAGGCTCGATGGTTTTCTGATACCAGCCAAGTGATGGTATGGGAGAAGAGTCGTCGAGTCGGGGCAACTTGGGCTGATGCCGCTAAATCAGCCTTGGAAGCTGCAAGGTCAAATGGCAGTGACACTTATTACCTCGGCACTTCAAAGGAAATGACTCTCGACTATATCGAGAGCGTCTCTTACTGGGCAAGGGCTTATCAGTTGGCAGCTACCCAGATTGAGCAAACTGTCATAAAGGATGAAGACGAAGATATTTTGGTTTTTCGGGTTCGTTTTGCCTCTGGGCATAAAGTAGTAGCTTTATCGTCTCGACCATCTAGTCTTAGAGGTAAGCAGGGAAACGTAGTCGTTGACGAGTGCGCGTTCCTTCAAGACTTTAACGAAGTGCGGAAAGCTGCTATGGCTTTGACCCTTTGGGGAGGGCAAATCAGGTATATCTCAACTCATAACGGTGTAAATAATCCTTTTAATAAACTGTGCGAAGAGATTCGAGCCGGAACGCTTTCTTACAGCTTGCATCGGATAACGTTATCTGATGCGATCGCAGACGGACTATTCAAGCGCATCTGCCTGATTAATGGGGAACAGTGGACGCTTGAGAAAGAGTTCGCTTGGTACGCCCAACTCTATAAAGATTACGGAATTGGTGCTGATGAAGAATTAGGGTGTCAACCATTAGATGTCAAAGGTGGGGGCAAAGTTTTTGACCGCATTTGGTTTGAGGTTGTTGACACCCTGCCCCGTTTCACTGCCCAAGTCCGTTTCTGGGATATGGCTGCGACTGCTCGTGAGTTCAATGCTAATTGTTTCTACACAGCAGGCTTGCATCTGGGTCGCTTCGGCTCAGATTACTATGTTGTCCATCTCATTGCCGACCAAGTAGGTCCATCTGAGGGAGATGACCTGATTGTCACCACAGCTGCTCAAGATGGGCGAATTGTTCCGGTGCGATGGGAGTTGGAGGGGGGTAGTGCAGGGTTGAAGGTTGAGGCGAATTTGCGATCGCGCTTATCTGGCTTTGATGCCCGTGGGGTGAAACCATTAGGAGACAAACTAACCCGCGCCAAGCCGATTGCAGGGGAGGCTAAGAGAGGGAACGTTAAGTTACTGCGTGGTGCGTGGAATTCAATGTTTTTAGATGCGGTTCACGGATTTGATGGCACCAGCCAACCCCTGATTAATGATGTGGCTGACGCTTTGAGCGGGGCGTATAGCGAAATCTCCACCGTTCGGAATTATCATGTATCTGGGACGGTGAATCGAGCCAAGTTGAGCTAGTTATGAGTAAATTACCCATAGAAGAATACTTTAAGTATCATCCACCTCAAACCGAAGAGCGCACAGCGAAACACAATGCTGTCAATGAGGCAGCGTTGCAGTTTGCCCGTATTGTTGATGATTCCGTGATGGATGACGATTGCAAGAAGATGGCTATGTTTGCCATTCAGCAGGCGCGGATGTTCGCCAATCAAGGCATAACAGTTGATGAACTATTGGCTAATACTGAAAATGCCTAAACCAATTGAGGAAACAGAAGCAAGAGAGCTGTCCGCCATCAGTTTCATGGGAATTGATGAAGCGGGGGAGATTTATCGCTGCGTTTTAGAAACCTATGGGTCGGTCAGGAATCAGCTTTCCCCTGATGATGCTCGCATTAAAGCAAGTGAGCTTTTTAGGGCAGCAGGCATTGCCGAAAGCGCTTGTGGTTTAGTGAAGTTGATGTTTTTTAAAGAGGATACTTCTCAAGGGTTTGGGAGAAAGTCTAAACAATTACACCCAGAAGACTTGGCTAAACGCGCTACTAAGGCAGTTAGCGTAATGATGCAAGAAGTCGAACCACTCCCAGAGGACATTCAAGTTAGCTATGGGTTTAAGTTTTCCCAAAAAAAAGTATTTCCGATGGTTCATTTGACATGGGGAGAGGATAGCGTGACTCTAGAATTAGATGCCGCTAAAAATCATGCGAAGATTCTTTTTGTTTGCGCTGAAGCTGTGCAAACTGATGAGTTTTTGACAAGTTTTATCGGAAAACAACTGGGGATGGAATTAGGAGAAGTTCAAGCAATACTTCGGGAATTTTCAGCGTTTAGACAGCAACAGTATCTTCAGTCGTTGTTTCAGAAATGAGCGTAGTGCGCCACAATGCCCCTTGACCTCAAGACCAAACTAGAACTCGTCAAGACCGACCCATCGCTAATCACCTGGGTCTTCAACTCCGGGCCTGAGCCGGAAGACCTCTATCTTCACCAGCAGCTAGGGGGTGATTATTTCCGCTACGAGGAAATGCTTATTGACCCACAGGTAGGAGGCAAGTTAGACGAACGGGTTGGGGCGCTGCTGGGTCGGGCAGTTTTAGTCGATGCAGCGAGTGAGGATAAGGCGGACATTGAGGCGGCAAACACTGTAAAGAGAATCTTGGATATTCCTGACTCTGACCGGAAGCGAGAGAAGCAAGATAGGAAAAAATCTTTAATTCCCTACGAACAGATTTGCGGTAACTGGCTCAATAGCGGACTGTTGACCGGCTTTGCTGTCCAGGCGCTGGAGTGGGTGGAGAGGGACAAATTGATTCTCCCTAATGTGGAGTTTGTGCCCCAGCGTCGTTTCACCTTTCGGTATCGGGAGCCAGATAACAAGTTAATTAAGACCTGCACGGATGAGGACTTAGACCCAACTAAAGATATTGTTTTGGTCAATGGCTACGAACTTCGGCTGCTGACTCGACGGTCTCCAATCGAAGGTGAGCGCTGCCCTCGCAACCGCTTCATCTGTTACACCTACGGCAGTATGAAAGGACTGCCCCAAGGGTTGGGGTTAGGCTACCGCATCCGCAAGTTTTTTGAGATTAGGAAAGAGGTTATCAAGTCGGGGGTACTGACGGGCGATAGACTTGGCTCACCCCCTGTTCACGGCACCTATCCAGCAGAGCTTAACCCCCAGAATCCTCAAGACGCGATTGTTTTGGGCGCTTTCAACCGCCTACTCAAAGCCATCTCCCCCAACGCTCACGCCAGCACTACAGACGGATTCAAGATAAACTTCCTCGAACCCCGTGCAGGTGGACATCAGATATTAAAGTGGCTCTACGACACAGCGGCAATGGAAATTAGTCGCGCCATCTGGGGAGAGGGAAGCTACTCCGAGAAGTCCACTGGTAGTTACGCGGCAGAGTCTCAGCAAGCGGAAAACCGCAACGAGAACGTAGTTGACGCTGACTGCAACAGTTTAGACGAAGGTCCATGCGCTCAGTTGTGGGAGTTAATCGGGGAGTACAACTGGCCCGATGCTGCCACCCCCATCGTTAGACGGGAGACGCGCTCGGAAATCAGGCGATTAGAGCAGGAGCGACTTGAAGGGGAACGGAAGGAGGCTTATCGCAACGGTCGGGTGGGGAGCGATCGCACCTTAATCTTGGATATTGGGTTGAATGTTACAGATGATTACATTCAGCAGACCTACGGCGAGGCTTTCTCCCTGCCCGAACCTGAACCCGCACCTTTTGCAGACATCCCAGTTGAAGACGCCCCAGTTGAAGACACCCCCATTGAAGACATCCCAGTTGAAGACACCACAGAACTCTCTGAGTCTACCGACTTTGGCGCAATTATTGACCGCGTCTTTAAGTGGAACGGTTTAGACATCGGTGTTGAATTTCTCCCTGGTGCTGTTCGCTTCCCCGGTCGCAGGAACAGTAAGAAGCTTCGCTCAGGTTATGGTCACATTCGCGGTTACCTCGGTGCCGACGGTAACGCATTAGACTGTTACCTCTACCCAGGACTTGTCCCCCTTAATAAGGGGGACGAACCCCAAGGGAGCGATAACCCTAACGGGATTCCTTCGGATCGCATCTTTGAAATCGAGCAAATATCCCCAGAAGATGGAGACTTTGACGAGCATAAATATATGCTGGGTTATAACTCTTCTGAATCCGCAAAGGCGGCATATTTGGCTGAGATGCCATCTGAATATTTTGGGCGGATTCGGGCAGTTACTGTTGCGGATTTGGAACAGTACAAGCGCTCTACACCTTAAAGGAAAATTTCCTTTTTCAACTAAATGCTGACTTCGGAAGCCATTGCATACGCTGAACTAGGGCGAATATTCCGGTTACTCAATGCGAGTTTTACGGAGTTGGCATTGTGGGGCGTGTGGTTCAAAAATCGCAACACTCCAGCCGTCGTAACTGCATCCGACAGGGGAGATGCCATTAAAAAAGCCCGTGCAACCAAGTGCGCTGGATGGGATGAAGCCGTTGTCAGCTGTCGCCAACTTAAAGGGAAATCCTTAGAGCAAGCGAAGAAAGGGAACTGGGTGAGGGAGCGTGCCAACGGAAGTGAGGAGGGTGGCTCCTTTAAGTATCGACCTCAGCTTAAGCCCAACCATGCAGAGGGGGACGATTTCCTAACGAGTGAGGATGCTTACGAAGAGCTAGTGACAAGCGCGTTCCATGTGGCATTAGACAAGAGCATCTTGTCTATAAAAGACTCTCTCTCTGCCAAGTTGGATTGGGAGGCGTTGTATCCAAATTTGGACACAACAGTTTTATCTTCTGCTCTTGCACAAGCGAATCTGCTCGGCTTGCTCGTGGGGATGTATTCCGAACGCCCCGACAGGGAGGAGACGGAATTTGCTGATGACCCCACCCGGCTGCCATTCAATGAGGCGATCGCATATTTCCGACAGAAGCTCAACATCCCGACTCGCACATGGAAAGATATCCAAGGGGCAGAGAACGACTGGGCATTTGCAATTGCTGGCGTCACCGGTGCCGAGATGCTGCAAGACTTCCGGATGGCATTGGATAGGTACATCGCCGATGGCACGGGATTTGCTCAGTTTGCCAAGGAGTTTGATGCTATAGCTCAAAACTTTGGCTGGCAGCCCAAAGAGGGAATAGCGAGGAAAGCTGACCTAGTTGCCAAAACTAATTTTCGGATGGCTTACGCCGCAGGGCAGTGGCAGCAACGCCAAGACCCCTTAGTAAAACAACTTCGACCTGGGTTGATGTGGCGACACCGCGACTCCCCTAACGAGCGCCCTCACCATAAGGCGATGGATGGGATGATATTTGATGGCAATGACCCGCAGTACTCTGGTCTTGTTGGTTTTTCAGGGTTTGGCTGCCGCTGCCGACTCTTCTCCGTCCCCGCACCAGACAGAGGATTTGATGTGCTGAGCCAAACCCTGCCTTACCAGTTCCCCGATGGCAAAACGGGTGAGGTGCCAGCAGTGAAGGTTGGGGAGAAACTCTTTCCCGTTGCCGACCCAGGATTCTTCTACACCCCTGGCGCTAGCCCAAAATCTGCTCGACCTCACCTATTCCAACAGATGCTTGGACGGCAGCCCCCCGCGTGGCAGAAACTGATTAGGCGAGCAATTCCGCAGCGGATATTGAGGGCATTTACACCCAAAGGATTCAATTAAAGGAAATTTTCCTTTTATGGACGTTGAAATCGACCTATCTCAAGCCAGGACTTCATTCACTAACCTCGGAAGCGCCCTAGACGACGCGACCCCGTTGTTTAACCTAATTGGGCAGGAAATGGAGTTGAGCATTGACGACGGTTTCCGCACCGAAACCGACCCAGATAATAGTCCTTGGGCAGCGCTGACAGCCAGCTACGAAGCGAGTAAGCGACGCCGGGGTTTTATTGGCAAAATCAACCAGCGTCGCGGTGATTTACGTGCCAGTATTACTTATAGAGTTTATCGGGATAGGCTGGAAATTGGGGCAAATGTCCCCTATTCCTTGAAGGTTCAGGAGAAGCGTCCTTTCCTTTATTCCAAGTCGGGCGGATTGGGAACAAGGGCGGAGCGCAGGATTGAACGGGTAGCAAATGATTATATTCAAAGTTTGGTTGATTAAATGTTAACGAGAGAAGCTTTAGCATTTTCAGAGCTAGGACAGCTGTGGCGAGAAGTGAACGGTTCTGCGGACTTTGCTTCGCCCGTGACTGACCCGGAGGTTGTAGGTTATGTCACGACAGTTGTGCGCTCAATGATTAGAGAGCGCAATTTGGTTGTTGGGGAGATTACTGTAGATGGCGATACATTTACGGGTGTGGCACAAGCCAAGGTGTCACCTCGATTGACCAAGCGCTTTGAGTTTGAGATTTCCCCAGATAGTAAGACGTTTGGCGCTATCAACGCGGACGAAATAGAAGCCTTCAGCGAAGTTGTTGAATTTAAGGGAACAAGAAGCGGAAAAACCCTAAATTGCAAGGTTTCCCAATGCGGCGGACGTTGTTTGAAAGGGGGCGAGAAATGTCGTCAGACGATGTCCTCTGACGAGCGCAAGGCTCACGATAAAGCGCTCAAGAAGGTGGGAACGGTCGAAACCTCTCTTGCTAAGAAACGGCGTGAGATGAAGGAGAGCCGAGAGAAGGAAGCGGCAGCAGCTAAAGTTTCAACTAAAAAGCCAGACGAAACACCAGTAAAAAGTAAATCAAAAAAAACAACTAACACCTCCTCCGAGACACAGGCTAAGCGCAAACCCTCTCCTAAAGACGAAGAAAAGCCTCCCAAGAAAACCTCAAATCCCAAGGAGTCTTCGCTTGATGCTTCAAAGAAAGCCAAGCCACCTTCAAAACAATTGCTGTTAGAAGAGACTGAAAAGTTCTTGAGTAATTACTCTCAAAAAGCAGCTGAATCTGAAAAGGATGGTAGCGTAGGGGGGCCTAGGCAAAGAATTGTTGAAGCTCATCGAATAATTAAAGAAGGGAGCTTTCCAAAAATGACTCCTTCAGAGCAATCAGACTTTTTTGAAACCATGAATAATGCTGGCGGCTCTAGATACAACGGAGGGAGTAACAATCCTGCTCTTATCAGTAATATCGCCGCTTTGCAACAAGAACACTTGTATGGGTCTCTTAACTCTTCTCAGAAAACAGCCCTTGTAAAAGAGGTACTTAAAAATAACTTTGGCGATATTCCTAGTGAATTTAGAGATGCCAAGAACCCTAGGATTCAGGGGATAGCCAAAGACATGATGGAGCGGAAGGAGCAAATAGAGTCTCCTCCCGCAAAAAACTTAAATAAGGGTTCTAAAGAAAGGAATAGATTCAAATGGATAGACAAACAGATAAACAATCCGGACATCCCAGAATCAGCTAAGAAGTTGTTAAGAACCATGCCCGTAGGTATGGCTAGACCTTTCCCCGTGGGAGGTAGTAGGACTAGCCAGAGAGCTTGGGACGAATGGGCAAAGTATGCATTAGTACAGGCGGGGTTAGATTACGATTAGGAACAACGCATGGCTGCCAAGCAATTCGCAGGCAATGGCAAACGCTTCCCCGGTGCTGAGATTATCTACGTTGTCGATTACGATAGCGACGGGCGGGACGCGGGAGGAAGCTCAACTACTACCTTTCAAGGTGCGATCGCACCCCCAATAATCCTTAAGATTGCCAATGAGGAATACCCCTTCACCGTGTCGAGAGCGAAGCAAATCGAGTTTTTCTGCCGCACGGATGACGAGGTTAGGTATGCCTATGTAGAAGGGGGAACCTACCTCCCCAGCGTAGAATATAGAACCTTGCGACCAGGGAGTGAAAAGGAATTAAACTTTGGGGAGACTGGGTACTTCGACGGCACCATCTATTTTGCCTCAAGTACCGCTGGTGCCATTCTAGAAATAGAGGTGTGGAGTAGTGCCGACACGGTCGATTTACAAGCAGACGGGGGAAGCGCCATCTTCAACCATTGAATTGCGAGCAGGTGCTGTGTTGAGCGGACATCGGCTTGTTGTGGTCGAGCCAGATGGACAACTAAGATATGCTGACCACCGAGACGCGTCTCATCCCGGTCGGATTGTGGGGGTGACGTTGAGTGCAGCTTTTAAGGGAGAGTTGGTATCAGTCCAACGCGCAGGAAAGATAAAGGAACCCAGTTGGGCGTGGAATATTTCCGACCCGTTGTGGCTGGGGCGCAACGGCAACTTAGTTCAGACCCAACCCAAAACAGGTTTTGTGCTGGTTGTGGGAGTTGCTCTAGCACCCAACACTATATTGATGGCTAATATACAAGCAAGTCATATTACATTTTTAGATGGCTGATAAATACTTAATCCTCGATAGTTCTGGCGTTGCCTACCGCGAAATTGAGGGCACCGTCCAAAGCCGAGGTGCTCAAGACAACGGCAAAATCCTCGCCCTCGGCACAGATGGCAAAATCGACCAGTCAATACTACCCACCGGGGTTGGTGCCGATACCTTGGTTGCTCCCGCATCAGAAACCCTGGCAGCGGGTGACTGGCTCAACGCCTGGAACGACAACGGAACCATTAAGTTTAGGAAAGCTGATGCCAGCTCAGGGGTTGGCAAGAGGGCCACTCACTTCACCCTTGCTGCAACGACGGCGGGGCAGAACGCCACGGGTTACCCGGTGGGGTCAGGGACTAATTCAGCCCTATCGGGATTAGTTCCAGCTAGCGCCTACTTCCTCAGTAACACAACCCCAGGCGGGGTGACTCCGAACTTGATAACCACAAGCGGGCACCTTAACCAGTTCTTGGGCTTTGCTCGTAGCGCAACAGCCCTCGAATCTCGCCAAGGCTATGTAGTGGTCCGGGCTTAAAAAGGGGAAAGGAAATTTTCCTCAAATCTTACCCCTTACCCTTTTGTCAGATGGTAAAGCTCCTTGCCGATGGCGGCTCTTTCTTCCAAGAGTTTGAGAATGGTCAGGTGTTCTTGTCCTGCACGACGGTTCAAACCGCTACTCTTACCCCACTGTTGTCTCAGATCGCAATTCCGAATGGGGTTGCGATCGCATTCGACATCTTGATAGGTGGAAGGGGAATTTCAGGGGTCAACGTCGGCAAGGTTGGCTACTACCAGCTTGCAGGGATAGCCAAAAACATCGGTGGAGTTGCATCTGTTGTGGTCGGCGTCGGTGGTGTGGTTGGCGGCGTGATTCAGTTGGTGCAGATTGAAGAGGTGACTATCTGGAACGCTGTTGTTATCACGTCTGGAACAAACTTGAGCTTTCAGGTTAGCGGCGACACCGGGACAACCGTGCAGTGGAGAGCAGCCGGACAATTACTTTATATCTAGAAAATATGCTGACAAAAGAAGCGATCGCATTTGCTGAGTTGGGGAGGCTAGCGAGAGAATCAAACCTCTCTGAATCCCTCACAGATTCAAGGCTGTTGTCCGAAATCAAAGAGTTTTTAGAAGAAGGATTTGACAGTGGTATTGACCGAATCGTTAGTGCGACTCGACAAGCAAATGGCGATATTAAAGGAGTCTTTGAGGACAGTGTAGGGTTTAAGAGTCGCCGCTTCTCGTTCGTGGTCGATGATAACGGATACGGGTACAAGCCGATAAATCCCAACCCTAAGTTTACTGAGGAAGAGATTGAATTTGCCGCCAGTGGAAAACAACACAAGTGTAATCCGTCTAAGTCTCACCCCTGCAAAGGTCGCTGCATTTCTCTAAACAAGGAGTGCCGCCCAGACTCGACACCGGAGACTAAAAAGAAGGCTAAAGACATCAAGGATAAGGCTGCGGCTAGCGTAGGAGTATCCTCTAGAGCGCCAGAAGCTAAAGTAGCGATGCCTGACCCAAAACAAAAAAAAGAGAAGCTCACTCAATTTCCTCAATCCAAGGTTGGCTCAATCAAATCTTATGAAGACTTTGAACCAGTTGCGCTCTATACAATCGCTAAACTTTATAAAAACAGAGAAGGAACTGACAACTTTATTCCTATCTACAAAATCAGGAGAGAACTCGGTGAACTGGTAGACAGAAAACAGTTCCAAGAATATATGTTCGCCATCCAAAATAAAAGAGCTGTTACGGTTTCTCAAGGGTCGGTTGAAGATAGCGCTCCTGATAAAATCGCTGATTCGCTGGTCACCAAAACGGGAACAATCCGAACTCATATTGAGATTAAGGATACAAAAGAGCTAGATAAATACTTGACCCCAAGTATTAGGAAAAAAGTTGAAGAAACCTTGAAAGAGCGCCCTCCCCTTGACCCCGCAGGAAGGGCAGGGAAACTAAAAAATGGATCTAAGGTTAAAGACCAAGACGAAGCAGAGCGGCTTATTGAGGAAGCGAGAAAGCGAATCGATGAAGACTTCAATTATCAGGGTTCCGTTCCTATCGCCAAAGTTCGTCAAGCATTGGGCGATAGGATTGATGATTTTGACAGGGTTCTGAAAGATGCCCAGGCAAGAGACAGGGTTACTCTTGAAACTGGGGCAGACGCCTCAGAAGAAGACAAAAAGGCGGGGATTAAAAACTCATTTGGGGAAATACGCTCTTATATGCGGGTAGGGGATTCGCCTGCGTCCGCTATGACTTCGGCTGACCTTGGTAAGATATCTGCGCCATCACCCTCAACCGCCAAGAAAGCGACCGAGACTAAACAGGTAGAACCAAAGCCTAAAAAAGAGCCGAAACCCAAGGCAGAGCCTAAAGCAGAGCCACCTAGAACACTCGCCAATCCGACACAGTTATCTACCTCCAGAGATAAGGCTCAAATCGCCGCCTCATTAGATGCCTGGAAAAAAGAGACCGAAAAAATGGATATTGTTAACAATATCTATGTACTAGAAAGCAAGATAAACCGGACAAAACAATGGCTCAAAGACTTAACCCCACAGCAAAGAGAAAGTAAAGCGACTGACGTAGCAACTCTTGAATCTAGGCTGCTAAAGAGCGAGGACGAATTAAGACGCGGAAAAGAGTATTACAAAGATAATGAATATCTAAAAGTAGACCCTGCACGTTTTTCCGCTTCTCATGACATAAGCGAGTCTGTTTTAAAAGGAAGCGCCGACCGAGGGGTTAAGCAGTTTGGGGTGTACGACAAAAACGGGAATCTTCAAGCCGCCGCTAATTACTCCGTTAAGAAAAATAGCGTTTATATTGATGAGCTTGCAACAGCGCCTTGGAATATCAAAGCCGGAGGTGCAGATAATCGCTCAACAAAAGGAGCAGGAACTCAAGCCGTTGTTGAAGCGGTGCGTCTTAGTAGTGAATTAGGTAAGGGGGGTAGAGTTACGCTGGAGGCACTAGAAGATGCCAAACCGTTTTACGAAAAATTAGGTTTTAAGTCTAAAAAGAGTGATGATACTCAAATGGAATTGTCGCCCAAGGCAGCCAAGGAATTGTTAGCAAAAATGGGAATCGAATAATGGTTGATAAAAAATTTATTAAAGAAGTTCAATATTTAGAGGATAAACAATTTCCTCTTGTTGGAACATATCGCAAGCCTGAACCGTTTAAAAGTATGGAGGAAGCTTTAAAAGCATTAAATGAAGGGGGGAGTGTTCTTCCCCGCCAGTGATGACGGGGATTTCTATCTATAGTCTTTGATGCAAGCGGGGGAGGATGTCAACAAAGGAAATTTTCCTTATGTCCCACCATTTAATCTTCGTCCTCATAACCCTGGTAAGTGGAAATTCCCATCGGAGAAGGGGGCGAGTGCTGACCGCTGGTGACGGTAGTCGAGCGAATAGGCGGTAACTCCCATAGAGTAACGGGTTCAGGCTTGTGATTTGTCCCAAACGCTGTTGCCACATCTTGCGTCACTGGAGTAATGCAGTAGACAGCGCTAGCTGAATAGAACTGAGTCGCAATAGCCACGCCTTCTGTGTTTACAACATCAATTCTGATAAACGCCTCTCCCGCTATTGTTTGTTCAGACAGGTAGCCGCCAAGCTTGCGGTGCCCCATTAACTCAATAATCGACCAGCCTTCATAAATTCCTTCTGTCTTGGTATTTTGTTCGCTCATGTGGGTGCGTCCTGTGTAAAATTCATCCTCAAAGATTGCATTTTACTTGCAAATCCATTTCCAAAAATCGAACAACGACAACCCATAAGCTCCTGCGATCGCCTCTGCATATTCCGCCGTTAGGGATGTCCGCCCCATCTCTAGGCGGCGAATCGTGTCATAGCTGACATTCAGTGCTACTGCCAGCTTTTCTCGGCTCCAGTATTTTTCTTGGCGCAGAGCGATGAGCCGACTTCCATAATCAATTTGTAATATTTGCACGGCAACTAAGTCTAATTCTTTCCAATTTTAAAGGATGGAGAAATTAATCTGAAGGCTGATGGATTTTTTAAACCTTCATGTCCGATGCGTTGAAGTGGCTAGAAATATTCAGGTCAGGCAAGCGAACCTCGTCTAATGGGGTGACTCGCGATTATTCCGCTTCAGATTTAGACCAAGCGGTTGAAACCTACAACCCCGACAATTTCAAAGCTCCGCTAATCGTCAGCTACCCAGCACACAACACTGGGAGCTATTCAGACAGTGACTTACACAAAAGCCAGTTGGCATTCGGCTACCCCGAAAAGCTCAAGCGAGTAGGCGACAAGCTCATGGGCGGGTTTGAGAAAATTTCCCCCAAAGTGGGCGAGTGGATTCGCAATGGGGAAATTTTAGGATTTAGCAGCAGCTTCTACCTACCTAACTCCCTTTATAATCCCTATCCCGGTAAGCTCTCCTTGCGCCACGTCGCCGCCTGCGGAATCGACCCGCCAGCGGTCAAAGGAATGTCCCTCCCGGATAACTTCACCCATCCAATTGCAGAATTTGAAGATTACTCAGAAGACCAAGACGACACAGTCGAGTTTGGACTGGGAGCCGAAGCGGACGAGGAAACCCTTGAAAATGCGCGGATTGGAATACAGGTTTGGAATGCCTTAAAAAATGTTGCGAGCTTCTCTGACGCCGCCTCCTTCATGGCAATGGGAGATGGACACAGCCCAATCGCCTCCCTGTTTAAAGACTTTTATCAACGCTCCCGCGACCGGTTTATTGAGGAGAAAGGGGTGGAAGAGGCGGACAAGATTTATCCCACCTATGTATTAGACCAGCTTGCCGTGGTGACCTCTCAGCCCTCTCCCGCCTTTGCTACTTGGGATGATATCTCGCGGCTGCAATCTCAAATCGACCGATTGAGGATGTCAGGTGGCGACGAAGAGACGGAGTCCAGCAACTTAAAGGATTTCTTGAACGACTACAGCGAGGAGGAGGAATTTATGCCAAGCGAAGCCGAATTTGAGGAGATGAAGGAGCGACTCGACGACTTAGAGACAAAAGCTAGGTTGTTGACGCGTGAAAACCAACGCCTGAACGCCGAACGCGAGACGGATAGAGTCACCGCTTTTTGCGAGCAGTTAGTTCGCGATCGCAAATTACTCCCCACCCAAAAAGACAAGGAAGTTCGCTTCATCCTTTCTTTGGATAACGCCAGCACTGCCGACTATGGGGAAGAGGGTGAGCTTACCCCTCGCGATGCCTACATGAATAAGCTCTCTGGTGGGCGGGAACTTTGGTCTAACAAGCAGATGCCTATTGGTCCAGAAGACGCGCCGATATTTTCGGAAAAAGCTCCCGATGGCTTCGACGCTAAAAGTGCTGCTCAAGGCAGACAAATTCAGTCTTACGCCAAAGAACATAATCTCAGTTTCACTGAAGCGATGGACGCCCTTATTGAATCCGGAGCGTTGAGATAATGGCAATCAAGCAAAGCGTTGTCAACTTAAATATTGTTGCTACAACCGCAATCACCAAAAAGCGTTTCATCAGTCGCACCGGGGCACAAGCTACCGCCAATCAAAACACTATCGGCGTTTCTGACTATACGGTTAGTCCGGGGGAGACTGCCCTTTGCGACCACTTGGGCGTGACGATGGTGGAAGCTGGAGCCGCAATCCCCGCCAATGCCACCGAGCGGCAATTACAGACCGACGCGGAGGGGAGAGCCGTCCCGTTTACGACAGGTCCGGCTGTAGCTTTATTACTGCCTAGCGAGTCAGCCAACGCAGCAGGGCAACTCATCAGCGTTATTTTGATATCGAACTAGGGGAAATATGGTCGTAGAATTTGCCCATGAGGGGATGAACAGGCTGGAGGTTAAGGCGGGGTACAACATGGTACTCAGCACCTATGCCACTGGCTACACCAACGCCGAATTCAAAGGGCGCTACCTTTCCCCATTTGCAGAAGTTCCAGCGCGGACTGGAACTGTTATTGAGTTTGATGATTCAGCCTTTGACCCCGCCGAAGATGACCGCGCCGATGGTGGACCGTTCAACGAAATCCAAGATGGATACGAGGGGCATCCCTTCAACCTGAGAAACAAAGGACTAGCTTACAAAGTCCCCGTCGAACATGAGGAAGAAGCGGCAACCGCCAACATTAATCTAGGGAAACGGGCCAGCAACTCCTTAATGCGTCGCTCTGCCCTCAATATCGAGCTGGAGCAAGCCCGAATCGCTCGAAATCCCGCCAACTACAACGGACTGGTTACCGCCCTTTCGGGAACGAGCCAATTCAGTGACCCAGGTTCTCGCCCCGACCAAGTCATCGAAACGGCAAAGCTTGCGATCGCATCCCGTACCGGACGCAAACCCAACGTAATCCTTGGTGGCGAGCAAGTGGTCAGCGCTCTCAGAACTCACCCCTTGGTTCGCGCCAACTTCCAGCCAACCTCATCAATGGCGATTGACGAGAAGATGCTCGCCCAATACTTCAACGTTGCTCGTTTCGTCTCCGCTGAGGCGGTTTGGAGAAACAAAGCCACAGGAACGCTGGAATTTATCTGGGGTAAAGACTTGATTCTTGCTTATGTCAATCCCAAAGCATTTGAAGGCGATGCAGACGGACGAATCCCTTACGCGGTCAACAACGACGTTGACCGGATGGCAGAGCCATCAAAATTCTACACTTACGTCCTCAAAGGGGTTCCGAAAGTTTCCAATGCCTTTTGGTGGGAAATGAACGACTCTTGGTATTACAAAATTCGGTTTGAACGCCAGCACTATGTGACGGGAATGGATAGCGGATATTTAATCCAAAATGCCATCGCCTAAAAAGGGCAAAGGGGAAAGGTTAAAGGGAAAAGGAAAATTTCCTTAAAATCTTCCCCCTGCCCCTAATCCCCAAAAGGGGCTCCAAGTTCCCCTTTAACCCTTAACCCTTCCCCATCCCTATGCCAAAATACGAAGTCATTGAAGCGGTAAACCACAATCTCAAAGATTACAAACCCGGAGACACTTTGGAGCTTGAGGAGAGTCAAGCGGAGTCGCTCTTAGCCCTAGGGAAAATCAAGGCACCATTTAGCACTCGCGAAAGTACGCTTCCCCCCACGCAACCATCGGGGGGAGTTGCAGCAACGCCTGAAGCTGATTTACTCCAAAACCCGATATCCCGCGCCGAACGCGAAGCCCAGTTAAGGCAACTCTTCGCCACTCAAGGATGGAAGGGTATCCAACCCATTGCTCAAGAGCATGGTATCTCCAAGCCTGTCAAAGGGTGGGATGAGGCGATTCCTATGATTCTGGAGAAGGAATTCCCCCCCAACAACGAGCAGCCCTTAAGCGTCGGGGGATAGGAGGAGGTTAAAGGGAAAAGGGGAAAGGTTAAAGGGAAAAAGGAAATTTTCCTTCAACCTTTAACCCTTACCCCTTACCCCTCCCTCTTCCCCTTAACCCTTAACCCTTCCCCCTTAACCCTCCCCGAAAATGCTCTACATCACTCCCACTGACATGGAAACGCTGTATGCTTACGACCCGCAGATTCTGATTCAAGCGACCAACTACAGCGATCGCACCTCAAACACCATCAACGAGGAAGTGTTGGCGGGTGCCTGCCAAGTAGGCAGCGACATTGTTAGCAGCTATTTGCAATTAATTCCAGTCAGGGGATTCAGGGATGAATTCCTTGGGGTGGTTCGGGTTCATGCGGCGAGGCTGGCGTTAGACCAGCTAGCGGCATCTGACCCACAGATTCGAGAACAAGCTAAGGAGTCTTTGGAGTGGCTTAAATCGCTCTCTAGGTTAAGCAATGAAGATTTGGAGAATATTAGCGGGCCATCAGAGGATGGGGACGCTGGTACAACTGTTGTTGGACCTGCCATGAGCGTCAGCTTTGTGGAAGAAGGCAGGCGTTGGGAGGTAAGTTTTTGAGATTCTCACATTTTGTCGAGCGATTGCGACAAATCAACCCCCGAATTACCCAGACTCAAGCAAGAAGAGTGTGGGAAGCCTTTTTGCCATTCCCCATAGAAGAAGCGATAAATGGCCGCATTGCTTCAGTTGGGGTGCGATCGCTCAACTTAATGAGCGACCCTTACGGCAACGAGTCGAGGGGCAGAACTCAGGCGGCTCACTGGGTGGCATACCAAGGCAGTTCTTATCCAGATAGCGGCAGCGCATTACTTCCAGGGGAATCGCACCGACAGCCAAGAGAACTGGAATTCCACCACTATGTGGAGGTGGAAGATTTACGCCGCGACTATCAAGCGTGCTTACTGTTACACGAATGGCTGATGGCAATACTCGCGGGTTTTTGCCCTCCTGGCGTGCCGGGGGTAGCTAGTCCCTTAAAGCTTGTTGGGGATGGCTTAATAAGTTCGCGCTCTGAAGGTGAAACTCTTTATCGCTACCGAGGGCAGTACAAGATTACCTGCAATTGGAGACCCGCCGACGTTCCGGGATTGCTCGACGTTTCGGGATTACTGGGTGAAACCGGCGACGGAGTAGATTTGTTCGTCCCAGAAGCTCTAGCCGTGGGAATATTCCGCTCCCCAGTGGAGCAAGTTGGAGAGTCGCCCGTCAGTCCGAAGTTTACTGACTTGGAGGTCGAAAATGAACCATAGTCAAATCCTGGCATTTGCGGAACTAGGAAATACATTCAAGCGGCGTCGCTCGCATGGAATAGTGTCGCATTCAGAACCCGTCACTAATCCAGGGGTCATAAGCTACGTGTCGGCAGTGGTAGGTTCCATGATTAAAGAGCGCAATTTAAGTATTGGCAAAATCACCCTCAATGGCGACACGTTTACGGGTGTGGCACAAACCAAAGTGTCGCCACGCTTAACTAAGCGCTTCAAGTTTGAGATTTCCCCGGATAGTAAAACTTTTGGAGCTATCAATACAGAAGAAATAGAAGCATTTAGCGAGATTGTGGAATTCAGGGGGAAAGGTTCGAGGGCAGGGAAAACTCTCAACTGCAAAGTTGCACAGTGCGGTGGCAGATGTTTGAAGGCAGGGGAAGAGTGCCGACTGACACGAACAGATGCAGAAAAGCAGGCTCACTCTGCTGCCCTAAAAAAGACTAAATCTCCGAACGCTTCCAAATCGGAGCAAAAGGTGGAAGAGAAGAAACCCGATAAGGCAATCGATGCTCCTCCTCCAGTGGTAACAGGTGGGCTGGTTCGCGTATCGAATCAGCTCACTAAGTCTGGTGACTCTAAAAATAACAATCAACCTTCTGCTAGAAAAAGCGCAAAACAAGAAGATATCGATAATAAGTATGCTTCTGCCTCACCCACGGGGAAAGACATTGAGGCATGGAAAAAAGATACCCTCATCTCTCATGCCAGTCCAGAAAGCTTGGCTCAAAAGGACATGATAGATAAATATCTTCTTGATGGGGGAAAGCGTTCTTGGGATGGCTTGCCCGATTATGTCAAAAAAACGGCTGTAGACAAAGACTCGCTGATAGATTCAACCGTTCGCTTTCAAAGAGAACGCGATGAATCTTTTATCCCAAGATGGGAAAGTTACACAAAGTACTCTCCCGCTGAGAGAGAGAAAATAGAAAAAAAGATAGCCAATCCTCGCACAAAAGAGGCTGATAAAAAAAGGCTTTCTCAAGACCTCAAGGATGACCGCGTCGCCGCCGAGGCATCAGCAAAACGCCACCTAGAAAGAGAGAAAAAATCAGACGAGCAGCTAAAAAAAGAGCTAAAAAAAGAATTTGACGAGGCAGCGGAAGCTAAGCAGGCTGAATCAAAAAGGATTCGGGATAAAATTGAGGCTGGAGACAAAGCGACAATTCAAGACCAAGCAAACCAAACTTTCAAACTCTTTAATTTTGAAGGCACAAAAGGGCAGCCCAGCACCGTCAAAGCGCAGAATGAAGCTATTAAGAAGCATTTAAAAAATGCAGCCAATCAAGATACTCCCCGAAAACTTTTAAAAATAAGCTCTAACGCTTCCGTTGCCGACATTAAAAAAGCTTATAGAAGCGCCGCTGCCAAAGCTCATCCAGATGCAGGGGGAAGCGCGGAAGAATTCCGCAAAGTTAACGAGGCTTTCACTCAACTGCGACAAGAAATGGATTTTGCCGACTTCTGGGAATTAATGGAATTTCAAGAATCAATTACGTTTAACGAGTTCAATTCAGGCATCTGGGAGGACGCATGACAGCACCTTTACTCAATCGGGGGACTCCTGGCTATGAAATCTTTGTTGATAGCGCCGGTCCACAAATTCCCGTCGTTGCGGTTTACAGTCGGTGCTATTTACTGATAACAGCCACCGCTTTCCTTATTGCTCCACTGGAATTTGTTGCCGTGGGGTCGATGGATGACTTTGTCAATTTATTTGGCTCCTCCGACGCCCTCGTCCTCAACAGCGTTGAGAATTATCTAGAAAACTTCGACCAAGGGCTGTATGTGGCGCGAATCGTTCCATCCGCCATCGCCACCGTTACCATCGGCACCCTGACGGCGGGTGCCACCTACACGGTGACCATCAATGGAACAGCCATCTCTTTCACTCTCGACGTTACGCCGACGATGGCAGAGGCGGTTCTTGCTGCCATAACAGCTATCAACAACACGGAAGCGACTAACCTCGCAGTTGAGGCTGAACCCAACCTCAATATGGATGGCACGCCCAACTATTCAACTGGTGTATTCCGCCTACGCTCCAAAAATGGAAGAGCATTTACCGCGACTGGCAGTGCAAACGTGTCAGTGGGAACTGTTACCACTCCCGCCACTCCTCAATTCTGGGATTGGATTGCGGCTTTCAAAGAAATTGCGCGGGCTTACGATGACGACGCGCTCGGCTTCCTGTGCGCCCCTCAAGCCTTCTACAACACGGCTAACCAGTTTGAACGAACTCAAATTGGTAACAGCATGGCGGAACACGCCAGGAGTTTGCGTTGGGTTGCGCTTTTAGATCCACATCAACCGAGTGTCATCGACCACCCACGCAAGGCTAAAGCCGATGCGGCGGGGTATATTGCGCCCCAAGGTCACGGGTATTATTCCTATCCCTACTTCATCGACCGGGATAGCGATTATGTCGCGCCATCAACCGCTATAGCATCTGTAGGGCTCAAGCGCTATTACGAGCAGGGGATTCAGGAGCCTCCTTGTGGACCTCGCTGCGTTCTTAATGGAATATCAGGGGTCGCTTACAAGCTGGATAAAGCCCAAAAGGTAGATTTGGCTGAAAGCTCGGTCAATATCAATATCTTCGAGCGCGGTCGGGGTGCGATGCCCTACGACGACTTGACCCGGAGCGAGAATCCGGCATTTCAGGCAATCAATGCAGTCGTGGTGCTCAACAGTTTCGTAGAGACGGCTGAGCGCACGTTCCGAGCCTCTGACCTAATCCACACTTCGGTAGACAGTCGCGGCAAGTACTACCTGCAAGTCCAATTGCTACTAACTGGCGTGGCTCAACTGTTCTATGCGGCTGGTTGCCTGTACGGCATCCGACCGGGCGATGCTTACCGAGTGGAATGCAACGCCGAGATGCAGGATGCCACCAATCTCGAACAGCGAATAGTGGTGGCTCGCACATTCTTGGTGCCAGCTCCCACCGCACGCCGATTGAGAATCTATATTTATCGGGTAGCAATTGACCAGATGAACCAAGCGGTTGCCATCGTTGGCGGCAGTACACGCGTTCTTGCTGCGGGTTAAGACAAGGGAAAAAGGAGTAACTGACTATGCCAACCAATTACGACCCGGCTTCTGAGTCCGAGTTTTCAATAGTTCTAGGGGGAGACTTTGGGCAGTATTTTTTCACAAAGTTTTCGGGTGGAGACCGTTCCCGCGACTCCACTAAGTATCCACTGGCTGACAGGAATCAGATGGGCAGCATTGTTGGGATGCGCTCCTACGGTGACATCAGCTTAGAGGTGGAATACATCCCAGAGGTTCACGACGAACTCGACGCCAAACTGTCTCGATGGTGTGGTGAAAATCTGCTCGTGCAAATCACTCCTTTGAAGCGTTGTTCCATCACTTTAGAGCAACGGGGGCGGATTCGCACCTATACGGGATGTAAGCCGAAATCCGAGCGATTGCCAGAAGCCGACAGAAGTGGTAATCGTCCCTCTACTTATAGGATAGAATTTACTGTTCAAGACATGGAAACAGCCTAGTTTTATGGTGAAAGTTGAAATTTTAAATGACAACAATGACGGGCAACAACCTGTGGCTGACATTGCCAGCAAGCCTCCCGATAAAATGTTTTTACGGTTAAATGATTCGAGGGAGGCTGTATTCCAAGTTCCCACTATTGAATTACTTATAGGATTAGAGCGAAATTATCCCAAGATTGAAGGCAGTGAAATCTATCGAAAATTAGCAGAAATTTGCCTTATCGATTGGGCGGGACAGCCCAAGATGCCGCCTGATGAAGAGATAGATATTGCAGATGATTTTGCCGTTATTGACCTGTTTTCCCTAAATGCAGGCGATTCTTATGAGGTTTTACCTGACAAGTCTCATAAAGTTGTGACAGAAAAGGGTAGCATCATTTTTCGCCGTCCGACTCGCCCGGACGTAAGGAAAGCCGAACAACTATCAAAAAGAACTAGCGAAAAGGTATTGACAGATATTATGTGGGCTTGCGAGTTATGCACGTCTTGGTGGAATTCAAGCCGCAAAATAATGCCTGCCGATTTTTATGAACTAAACTTCCACAATTACGCCAGCATCTCTACTGCCTTGCAAGCCTTTTTTCCGAAGCGTTCCTAATTTAACAGAGCAGGAGTATCTTGAAGCCACCTACTTAATGAACGGTGGAAGCTTCAATAACTTTGAAAGTTACGAGCGCCTCCCGATGGAGCAATGGTACGAAATGCTCCTCGTCCACAATCGGGTAGTGGAGCGGCAAAGCAGAGAGTAGGAAAAAAGGAAATTTTCCTCAAATCTTACCCCTAACCCCTTCCCTTCATGGCAGTTGTCGATTTAGTAGTTCGCCTCAGAGATAACGCCACAGCCGGGATTAGGGGTATTAGTGGCGCTCTGTCGGGTTTGGGCACTTCTGCGGCGGGAGCGACTGGGCAGACTCAGGGGTTGAGTGGTGCGATCGCAGCTGGCGTGCTCCAAGCCAATGCCATCCAGTTTGCTATTGGCAAGGCGACTGAGGCGATAGGTTTCCTCAACAGTAAGTTTGAGGAAGCAAAGTCTTTGCAACTGGCTAACGTCACGGCTGCCACGACGTTTTCCTCGCTAACCGGGCAAAGCTACGAAGACGCGGCAAAATTCATCGATAACATGAATGCTCGCCTCGCCAAGTCTGCGGCGGCGCTCCCAGGTGCGACGCAAGATTACAAAAACCTGGCAATCGCGATTCAAGATAACGTCCTCGAAGCTTTCAAAGACCCAGCGGGAAAGCTTAATCAAAAGGGGTTTGAGGACTCACTTTCAAGCATTGCCGAATCTTACGGCGCGTTGTCCGCCGCCTCTGGTGTCGCAGTGGGAAACACCACGCTTGGACTCTCGAAGATGTTGGCGGGTTCGAGTACGGCAGAACTAAGGCAAATTCAATTTTTCGAGCAGAATGCAGTCATCTTGAACGAGGTTGATAAGCGCTTGAAGGGGATGAACAAGTCAGCCCTCAAAGACCTCGATATCAAAGAGCGCGTCAAGTTGATTCAAGAGGTGGGACAGAAGTTCATCACGGAGGATTTCAAGAAACAGGCAGGTGCGACGGCAGACGCCCTGCTACAAAGTTTTCAATCCACCATGTTCGACCCCACCACTGGAGTGTTCGGCATCATGCGCGACCTCGACCTCAACACGTCGGGCGTGCAGTCGGCATTCACGTCGATGAACGAAATCCTCAATCAGCTGATTGGTCCTGCTGGGGCATTTACTCTTGTGGGTGAGGTTCTGCAAGCAGCAGGCATCAACCTCCCCGACCCGATGCTAGCGCTTAAAAATAGCCTCGATTTTGTCTTAGGTGGCATCAAAAGAGTAAATCAAAGTTTAGCAGGGCTTAGAGACGCCTTTAATGGACCGGGCATAGATTTTACTTGGATAAGTTACATAATTGCTAACCGAATAGCAAAGCTGGGAGATGGCTTAGCTTCTGCCTTTGACACGCTTTCAGCAAGGGCAGCTCCCCTATTCAACCAAGGCGTTGCCATTATTTCGGAGCGACTCAAAGACCCAGAGCAGTTTTATGTCCTTGGTCGCGCCCTGGGGTATGTAGTTGGCCGCGCAGTTGGGTCGGCGGCAATATTCCTTGCCCAAATTGACACGGGTGCGGTGTTGGTCGCCATAGGTCGAGCAGCTCTTGGAATTAATGCGGCTATTGTGGGCGCGATTGAAGGGGCTGTTCTCGGAGTAATTCCGGGACTTGTGTCCATTTTTAAAATCCGCGTCAACGAGATGGCGGAAACCTACTATTACTTGTTCGAGAGTTTTGCCGCACCGGCGCGAGAAGCGGTTCAAGCTGGCATCGGTCGATTTGTGTCCCTAGCTGGGGGGATAACGGCAAAAATACAAGAAATAGCAGGCTCTATTGGCTCAGTATTAAATGACATAGGAAGCGTGATTGGAAGAGGAGCCGCGTTCCTTGTAGCTGGTATTGGGCAAGGGATAGCCCAATACTTAAACTTCCTTTCTTCCACAATCCCGGTCCGAATTGCCTCGGGCACTTTGGCAGTAGCAGGGACTTTGGTTTCTACTACATTTCGAGTCGTTTCGGTTCTAGCAGGTCACATCAACGCGGCTATAACAGGAGCGGTAGTCGGGGCAGCGCTTGCAATCCAAGGCGCTTTCTCTGCCCTAGCTACCATAGTCGGCGGGGCAATTAATAGCACAATAGCTCAAGCCACGAATTTAGCTGTTAGCGCTTTCGTTCCTTTGGTCAATACCATCAATGGAACCCTTAATACGGCAACTGCAACGGCAACCGCCACGGCTGGAGGAATAAACAGCGCCCTTAATTCGGGGATGGCTGCCTTGCAAGCTGGATTTGACATTGTATCGACTGCGGTGTCGGATGCCGGAAACCGCGCCATTTCCTTAATCAAGCCCCCTATCGACCTTGTCGCCTCCTTCCTCGGACAAGTTGCCAACACCATATCCAGCCTTGTTAACGGGGTCATAGCGATTGTCAACAAAGCCACCTCTGTGGTCAATAGTGTCAATTCTGCTATCAACAGTTTCAACCCAGTTCCTGCCATCCAGTCGGGTATCCAAGGCGCGGGACAATCTGCGATTAACTCAATTAATTCCCTTTTTGGCGGCGCTCGTTACTCCGGACACATTGGAAATGCGGCGGGGGGATTTCTGGGGAAACTTTTAGGAGCCGCCAAGCAAGAAACGGCTAATATGCCAGCAGGCGCTCAACTCCTGATAGCCAATAGCTCAGAAACTATTCTGCCCTCTGGGGGATTAGGGGGACTAGTTCGGGGAATTGGTTCAATGCTCACACCCACAGCTGTTGCGCCTTCAATCGGTTCGCCTATTAAGGGAGGAAACACCATCAACCTAACGCTTACAATCAATGCACCATCAGGAGATGCCGGTGCGATCGCCTCTGCCACTATCGACGCAATCCAGCGATTGTTTGAGGCGGAACTAGGCGCTCAACTGGGGAGTTAAAAAAAGGAAAATTTCCTCTCACTGTGATATTAAGGGATGCTAACCAAAGAAGCTAGGGCATTTGCCAAAGTTGGGCAGTTATTCAAAGAGTTGAATTTTGCGGACTCAGGGGAACAAGCTGTCACCGACCCAGAAGTAGTAGGCTACGTCACGACAGTTGTGCGCTCAATGATTAAGGAGCGCAATCTAGTCATTGGCAAAATCACCCTGAACGGTGACACGTTTACTGGCGTTGCCCAAACCAAAGTCAACCCTCGACTGACTAAGCGTTTCAAGTTCGAGATTTCCCCAGACAGCAAAACGTTTGGCGCTATTAACTTAGAAGAAATAGAAGCGTTCAGCGAGGTTGTCGAGTTCAAGGGGACAAGAGACGGAAAAACCCTAAACTGTAGCAAGACTCCTCCCTTTACTCAATGCGGCGGACGTTGCTTGAAGGGGAAGGAGAAGTGCCGCCAGGATATGTCGCCAGAAGAGCGCAAGGCTCACGACAAGGCGCTCAAGAAAGTTGGCACGGTTGACACCTCTCTTGCTAAGAAACGGCGGGAGATGAAGGAGAACCGCAAGGGAGAGAAAGCCCCCGAACGGCGGAAGCCCTCCCAAGGGCGGACAAGCAACGTCCAACAAAACGACCTGGCTTCCACACTTAAGCATCCTAGGGAATATACGCACTTGGGGTCTGGGATTGAAGCCGAAGTTTATTTGGACAAGGGTCCACCCAAGAGAGCCTTAAAATACTATTCTTCTGCTCAATCTGTAGATAAATCAGTTTTTGAGGGGATTCGTATTGGAGGAGAATTAGGAATTGGTCCGAAATTGTTAGGCGAAGCTCAGGTAGAAGCAGAGGGGCTTAAAGGAAGGAAGCAACAGGTAATCGCAATGGAGTTCTTAGACGGATTTACAGTTGGTGTCCGTCCAGCTCAAGAGTCAGCAAAATACGACCCGAAAAAGGAAAAACAAGAGCAGCAGACCTACAACAAAAGTTTCTTAGAAACCTTGAAGAAAGGACACTCCAATCAATATATTTTTGATGACCTTCACGAAGAGAATGCGATGGTCAACGCAAAAACAAAGGAGATAAAATTTGTTGACTTGGGGGGACTACGAAAAGGAACCTATGAAGAAATGACCCTACAGCTGCTTGACAAGTATTCACCGCGCCCGTTGTCGGCGGAGATTTTAGACACACACATTAAAGACAAGGGAGACAAAAAAGCGGCGAAGGAAATACAATCACTACAAAGAAAAATCCTTAACCGAAAAGACAAGCCAATTACGGAAGAGGAATACAAACGTATGTTTGACCGAGTCTATGAATTAGCTGAGGTTTAATCAATAATGAAGACAGAAGATTGGCTAAAACTTAAAAAACGCAGGCTAGAAATAGAGTCTCAACTTTTTAAGGAAGAATCTCCTAAGTTAAGAGAAGAACTTAAGTCTATCAACAGTCAAATAAAAGCAGACCCTCCAACATTAGAGCAGGTATACACCTCAATTTAGCAAGAGGCAGGAACTCATAAGTGTTGACCAGAGAAGCTAGAGCCTTTGCTAAAGTTGGGCAGTTATTCAAAGAATTGAGTTTTGCCGATTCAGGGAAACAAGCCGTCACCGACTCCAAAACCTTGTCCCTGGTTCAATCTGGGTTACAAAAAAGCTTGGGACGGCGAATCACCCTTCTAGCTGGGGTAACCAAAACAGACGCTGGCACCTTTAGCGGGGAGTTTCAACAGTACGTTAATCCCCGACTCACCAAACGCTTTAGCTTTACCTTTGGCGAAAATGAGATAAGTTTTAAGCCGTTAAACCCTGACGACATTGAGCGATTTAGCGAGAGAGACGATGAGGCGGATTTTGCCCGAACCTCTAAAAGCGGTAGAGCGGGTAAGTCACTCAACTGCAAAGTAGAACAGTGTGGTGGACGTTGTCTCAGAGGCGGGGAAAGCTGCCGCCTTACACCTACAGAAGAACAGAAAAAACTATGGGCAGCGGCTAGCGGGAAAAATCTAGCGACTAAGCCAGATACCTCTCTTGCCAAGAAGCGACGGGAGATGAAGGAAAACCGCGTGCGCATAGCAGAAGCTGAGAGAGCAGAAGCCGAGAAAGCGTCTCTGAGAAAGAAATCTAAGCAATCTGCTCGCTCTATCAATTACAAAGTAGACCGCTCTGACCCCGACGCTTTAATTAAGTTAGGCGCTGATTTTTCGGCTAAACACCTTAAGCTTCGAGATATTCCCCCATCAGCCAGAGAAAACAAACTATTTGAAGAAAAAACAGCACTGGGGAAAGAAATAATGCAAGCGCGAGAGGCAGGAGATATGCGGAGAGTATCAGACATTGCCCCTAAATTCTTTGCCAAAGAAACCGCGTATTACAAGGTTCAAAATGAGCGAATCGACAAGATGGATGCTCAGTATGACAAATTCAGAGAAGAAATTATCAAGAAACACGGGGTAACACAGCAACAAGCGGAAAAAGCTATAGAAAGAATCACCCTTGATGATTCTTTGGGGAACAGCAAGAACCAAGTTAAACAGGATTTCACCGACTTCTATCTATTGACCGGGGGAAAGGGGTTTGGCAGGTTAGACGAAATTGCTCAAACAAGTGAAAGAGCTTACGCCAGCAGAAGTGGAATGATAAACGTAGGATTTAGAGTTAATAGAACCACAAATCTGCACGAACTGGGGCATCACGTAGAATATGGGTCGAATGAAGTTATAGAGGCTTCAATCAAATGGCGAAATAGTCGCGCAACGGGTGCCCCAGAACAGTTGAGCAAGTTATCGCCAGGGGGTAGATACGATGAAAACGAAATCGCCTTTCCTGGAAAATACGTTACCCCTTACGTAGGCAAAGACTACGGAAGCGGAGCCACGGAAGTTGTATCAGTGGGGATTGAAAACTTCACTGATGGTCGCTCCATGAAAAACTTTAAAGAAAAAGACGAGGGACATTTAAATTACATATTGGGAGTAATATTGAGTGAAGATTAGCCTTCGATATAAGCCAACACGCACGGAATTTACCATAGAAGCTCAACATAATGACCCGGATAAATTAATTGAACTTAATTTCAAAGCAAAAAACCTAGAAGAACAACCAATTGTTGACGCCTTAAAAGACAACAGCTTGAAATATGAACTTGAGAATCAATACGGTCATTACGGGCACCGAATTGTTTTAGCTTCAACAACCAACTTAGATTTAGCGAGCGCCGTGCGTTATCTCTCCTCTTTTGAATTAATCAACATAGAGCCTCGAATCGCGCCAATTCCGCTCCCCAAAGACGTGCAAAGTTAAGAATGCCTTACCCTTATAACGAGAAAGTATTTCAATCCCTCACAGACCTCACAGCGTCAGGGCAGCCTGTGGAAGCGATTTTGCTGGAGTACGAACCGGAGGGGAAAGAAGAGAAACTGGCTTGGGGGTTCCTCATAAACCCACAATCCCTAGACATTGAGAATTCGGGGAATTATGGGGAAGTGGCTCCCCACGCGACCACCGTCACCAGCAGCCAGTACTCGCACACATCCGGGCAAACCCTGACTACGCCGGGGATGCAATTTGCGCTGTGGTGTTACAAGAAGTCAGCCAAAAAACTTCTCGACGGACTCAAGAAATTATTAGAGGCTGACCCCGACAACAAGCGGTTTAGCCCCCCACTCCTGCGCTTCTCCTGGGGGTCTTACAATCTCGGTCCACTGGTGCTGGTGAAGTACAGCTATAAAATCGTTGCCTTGAGCGGTGGCGAACCGACCGACGTTCGCGACCTATCCCTCACCTTCAAGGAACAACCTCGCCCTTTGACCAAAGCAGAGCAAGAAGCCAAAGCTATTGAGCGACTCAAGGAACAGCAGAAAATCTTTGGTGCTCAAGACGCGCCCAAACTGGAGCTCACTCAACGCCAACAGGAACTAGCCATCGCCGAAGCCGAGAAGTACCTTAAAGCCAACGCAAGTCAGTGGTCAGCTGACGTGCAATCTCTGATTAAGTCTCCCGACTTCAAGAAATACTTGAGCGTAGATTCAAAAACGGGAATCGTGACTCTATCGGGGAAAGATTCCAAGAAATTAGGGGTGGTACTCCAGTACGATGGGACTAAAGCGATCGCAGGGACTAAATGCACCGTTCCGGTTAAGCAGGGAGGAAAAGCTCCCGATATTCCCGCACCCAAAACGACCAACAACGCTAGCGAGATGGACGTGATGTGATGGTTGAAACCAAGCAATATCGCCAAGATTTACCAGTAATACCCAAGCGCCTGCTCCCCCTTCCAGTCGAGCGCGGTTACCCCGTGCCGTGGTTTGTGGCTCAAGTTGATGGACACTATGATTTTCGCTGCATTGACTATCGCAAGATGGAACCTGCCATCAAGAAAAAGCTGTGCTGGATTTGCGGACAGAAGCTAGGAGCATACTTGGCTTTTGGCATTGGGCCAATGTGCTGCATTAATCGCACGATTGCCGAACCTCCCTCCCACAAGGAGTGTATGCGATGGGCGATGACAGTTTGCCCGTTTCTGATACAAAGACAAGAGGAGCGGCGAGAGACTCATTTACCAGAAGGCATCAAAGAGGCGGCAGGACTTGGTAACAAGCGACAACCAGGAGTAATTGTCCTGTGGATAACTACAGCCTATCAACCTTTCAAGGCTCCCGGTGGCATTCTATTTAAGATTGGAGAACCCCTTGAAGTTCAATGGTTTCGCCAAGGCAGACTTGCATCTAGAGCAGAATGCTTGGAGTCGATAGATTCAGGCTATCCATTCTTGTTGGAACTAGCCCAAAAGGATGGAGCGGAAGGAGTTCAGCAATTAGAGAAGCGTAAAATAGAGGCGATGAAGCTATTGCCGAACGCGTGAAAATGAAGAAAAGAGCGGTGTAGTTCCGCTCTTAAAGTTCCTGAGACTGAAGATAACTACTCAGTCAAGTAGCTCTGATAAAAGGCGAGGATTGTTTATCTGCCGACAATAGTAGTCGATTAAATCTGATTCACTAGAATCAGCGATTTTATTCCAATGCTGTTCATGAGCGTTGCTGATAAACATAAGGTTATTGCCAACCTGGCGAGGGGGTTCAGAAAAACAAATTATTCTCGCATCTGGTACAGAAATACTGTAATCATTTCGATGAACAACAGCCGCATTAATTGCAGACTCTTGCTTGTTTTTTAACTCATCTAATTGGTTTAAATCCATTTTGCCAATCCTCTAGTACAACACTGGCGACTGCCAGCCCTGATAGGGATTACTTGAGCCAGAGCGCGTTTAACGGTCGCCACCAACCTGAAAGGCATTGCTTTAACGGCTCAATTCCAATATACATTAAACAATGGACATTGTCACCCTAAACCCCGCCGACACCCTCTCAACCCTTGCCGCAAGAATTTTCCCCGGTGAGGATGTGTCGCGGTTCACAGAACTTCTAGACGCCAACCCAGGACTAGACCCAATTGCAGCTATCTTTGATAATTTGCCCGAAAACCTACAACTAAACCTCCCCAGCACGGAACAGATTGAAAGCTTTGCCGCGCCCGTCTTGACTGCCGTATCCTCTAGCCTAGGGGGAGCAAAAGGGTTCCTAGAGCAAGCGGAACAGACCCTCACTTCAATATCAGGGAAACTGCCTCCTCAGTTGCAAGGGTATGCCAAAGAAGCTCTGGATCTGGTGGGTGAAGCGAATGGAGTATTGGGCGAAGTTGAAGGTGCGATCGCGTCAACCAGCGACAAACTTAGAGAGTATGCTGGTCAAGGAACGCAGTTAATTCCTTGGCTGCTTTCCGGTAAAGCTTGATAAAAAGGAAAATTTCCTTTTTCAGAGACATTGCAACTAACCGCCAAACTTGCACGAGTCCGAATCGCTGATGATGTTTTTCAGTCCGGCGATCGCATCCTACTCCCCAACATAAGCATTACGCTGGGCGAGGATATGCGATCAAGTACGTGTAGTTTCACCCTCAATGACCCAGGCTTGCTGATTGGTGCCAAGTACCGGGAAATTAGCGTCAAAGGAGGTGGCATCCTCGTCCCTTCAGAGTTGCTTTCTAGCCCCCAACCTCCCACGCAGCAAGCAACAGGTGCTGCGCCAAGTACGGAAGGAGCAACACCCAATACCCCTCTCACCAACTATCCAGCAGGTTCTAAGGATGAAGTGGTACTCGGCATCGTCAGAGAGTGCCTGAAAAAAGGCATCACTGACCCCGTGAAAGTGGCGTTTACTCTCGCCGTAGCAGAGGGTGAGTCGGGAATAAACCACAAAGCGTACAACCCCGAAACCAACAACTCAGCGGTAACCGATAAGCGCTTTGGTGGCCGTGGACTAGTTCAAATCACCCACAAGAGCAACTACCAACTCGCCTCCTCAGTGGTGGGAGTGGATTTAGTCGCCAACCCCGATTTAGCCTTTCGCCCAGATATCAGCACCACCCTATTAATTTGGGGCTTGAAGCGCGGCTGGTGCAGTCGCGGCGGAATTGACAAATGGATAACGGGCGCTAACCAAAATATTGGCGCGGCATATCGCGCCATCCAAGGCGGCGTGTGGGGGAGTCGCTATCAGGGATTTTTCAATAAGTGGCTCAAAGCAGCACCGGGACTGATTCAACAAGCTGGAGGGGCTTCAACTCCCGCGCCTCCCCCACCTCCTCCTCCCGCAGACCTTCGGAGTGCAGACCCGATGGGTGGCACTCCTACTCCATCGGCTCCAGTTCAAGTAGCTCCCACTCAGGAGTCTAGTTTCAAGGGCACAGAAATCATCATTGAGCTGGCTGTGGGGTGGGGCGCGACTTGGACAGATGCAATAGCTTTCCACTTCATCCACACTGGCACCTCAACCGGGTGGGATGCGTCGGGCGCTCAAACCACGACGTTTGAGGGGAGGTCAATTCGCTGGCTTCTCACGCGGGTTACCCAAACTCAATCATTTGAAAATATCAACTTGCGGCAATTTGCCGAACTGCAACTATCGGGCTTCAATCTCAAGCTGGAAATGGAGGGGTCGGGACTAGACTTCCAGCACTTGTCCCAAGATGGTGCAACCACTTTGAGTACTTTGTTCAGGGAAAGCAAGCGCTTAGGCTTCCGCATTGGTGAAGGGTCGGGGAAGAAATCAAACACAATTGTTCTCGAACCGGCAGCTCGACCCAAGTTTACGAATTTCATCATTGACGAAGAGGTGCTCATTAAACCTGCGCGGTTCACCGACAAAGCCCGTGCGGCAACTTCTCCCGCCCCATCCGCTACGGTATCGGCACCGGAAACGGGCACGGGAGAAACCAAGACAAGCGTGGATAGGGAAACCGGAAGCATAAAGCAAACCCTCCCAGAATCCAAAGCCGGAACGGGTCAAGCGCCAGCTAGCAGTAAATCCGCGACTGGTGCCACAGCTCCCCCAGTTGGAGGAACGGTGAAACCAAGTGCAACGGCGACGGCGACGCCAGCCACACCCCCAAAGCCACCTGTTCCAAGCCAACCTTCCACCCCAGCTAACGCCCCAAACACAACCTCAAAAACAGACGGGCCAGTCAAAATCACGAAGCCCGATGGCACGGTCATCGAAACCACCGTCACCACTGAAGAGAAACTCGAACCAGGGAAAATAACCCGAACCAAAACCACAAAAGTGGTTACCACCAAAGGTTCTACTTCCACCACTTCCACCACAGTGGTCAAACAGGAAGTGACCGAAAGTAAGACCAAAACCATCACCACCGTCACCCAATCGGGGAAACAGCCAGAAACCACCACGAAGGAGGAGCCAAAGGTTTCGGTTGAGGATAAGAAAAAATTACAAAGAAGCCTGACGCCGTCTTCCCCAACTGCCGCGCCCGGTGCTGGAGCAGCTGCGACGGCTGACCCCACAACTGGGCTGCCCAACCAGCAGCCGGGGTTCATCGACCTTGCAGACGGTAGAGCCGAGGCGCAGACTATTGCAGACGAGTCGCGCCGGGTAAAAGGGTATGAGGACGAGGTTCTACTGGTGATGAACCCTGACACCTTAAAGCTCGTGCCAGGGGAAATCGTCGCACTCTCAAAGCGCCTATTCCCAGACGCCTTTGCCACTGAGAAACGTATCGGCGGGGTGGCTCATGACTTTGCGGCGGGAACGACCGTTTTGCAACTTTACACCCCTCAGGCGGCTTTACCAGCAGGTGCGGCGGTAGCTCCCGCGCCCGGTGAAGTGGCAACTCCTACTCAATTCGCTACGCCAGCCACCGCCCCAGGAAAGTTTATTTTCCCCGTACCCAAGGGAGCAACTACGATTGGCGATGGGTATGGCACGCGCAGAAACAGACCACCAGGGTATATGCACACAATCTTGGATATTACCGCCCCCGTCAATACTCCTGCTGTAGCAATGGCGGATGGGGTAGTTACAGCAGTTCGCGCCAACGCTGGAGGCGCAGGAAATCTGCTCACTATTAAATATGGCGGTGGGTACGAATCAACTTTTATGCATGGAGTGGCGGGTAAGTTTGCCCTCGTTGCGGTAGGGGCGCAGGTGAAGCAGGGACAGCCAGTATTTTTAATTGACAGCACAGGCGGCAGTAGCGGTCACCACTTGCACCTAAAATTTACTCTTAACGGCTCTTATTGCCTGCTTTCCAAGGTTGGGATTGACGTGCTTAAAATGGGGTTGCCATTGAGGCAGTACAACAAAACTTGCAATCAGTATTAATGAACTTCGCCACAGCATTAGCCGAACTGGTTTCCCTACTCCCCCAAATCCGGGAACTTTGCACGCGGGGCCATTCCATCCAAGAAGCCGTAGTAACGCGCACCGATGACCCAACAGGTTTCCGTCGCATAAAAGCAACACGAGCGTCTCAAGGGGGACAATCAGAGACGGACTGGTTTCCGTGCGGTCGCAGCAGTTCGACATCAGACGAACCCATTCCACCCCCTGGCACTCACATCCTGCTGGCACTAGTGGAAGGCGACCCGCACAAACCCTTCTTCTTGAGGACGCTGAGCAACCAAACCAACCCCCCAGACATCGACCAGCTCGACCCGATTAAAGACAATACGGTGGCGATTCCGGGAGATGAGCGGAAGTTTGTGAAAGGCGATCGCTTAAACCAAATCCAAGGGGCGCTCACGGAAGAGGTGGGGGGAGACTATCTCCTGACCGTCAAGGGGGAGACGTACCACCTCAATAGTGAATTTGGCGAGCTACTATTTACAGCGCTCGCCCAAGGAGTGGGGACAGTAAAGGTTGAGGCGGCAGACACCATCCGCTTCCAGCAAGGAGGCGCTTACGCCCAGATGAAGAACGGGCAATGGACATTTGGGAGCGCTGACGGCATGACTTGGACCTTCGGCGGCGGAACGTGGAACTGGAACGCGGCTGGAGCAAGTATTCAAATTGTCAACGCTTCAGATGTGACCATAGCCGGAAAAAGCGTCGCCACGATTGGCGCAGTGGACAACCGTGGCGACGCTATTGTGAGCCGAGGGTGGTAGTAAAAATCAAAATAAACAGAGTTGTTTAGCGGGTAGTCGCTTTGGTTGCCTGAAAGAAGCGTATATTTCAGCCTCATACTCCAGCGCCCTTTTCGGGTCGTTTGAACGAACGTACTTATTCGTTCCGTTGCCATGCTGAAGCCCCGCTGCCGCACTATCGGCTGAATAGAGCAAGTTTTGAATCTCCAGATACTCCAGAGACTCTTTCTTCAACCCAAACCCATGCAGTCGCAAGTCGGGACGCACAGATTTAATTGCCGTAAGCACGTCGTAAATCGCCTCTGGGTTGGAGTTGCGCTTACAAACGCTACCAACACCTACCCATGCACCAGGTTTTAATCGTTCTCCATACTGGTAGATGTGGCTAACGTATTCTTCCGGGGCATAGCCCTGAAGTACTGGGATGACATGAATTTTGGTATCTTGCAGCAGCCTACAAAGATTGTCGTAACGCAGAATAGTGATTCGTTGATGGTCTGCTACAGTTAATCCTGTATTATTGAGTACCAGCAACTCGCACATATAATCTTGAGCAACGACAGCAATCAAACGCTCGCCTAAAATGGCTTTCCACTTGCGAACTAAACTGGCATACTTGCGAGTAGATAAGTGTCCCTTGAATCCTTTGTACAATCCAGAGATGCGGGTAAAAGCAGAGGAATCAATCAAGACTTTCTGGCACCAAAAATCAGATTCGCGATTGATTAATCGATTGATTCCAATCAGGGTGTAGCGAAATTCACCACACCCCGACCTCCCCCTAACTGGTTGATGCCATCCGCTAAAGAAAATGGGCTTTCCGACAACAGGAGGGATTAACATCGTTTTAAAAGAAAATTTCCTTTTTTTACTTTTGACGAAAGTAGGGTGAGACGCGCCCACCCTACCCAGAAAGCCTTACCCGACATTTGCAACCTGCTCTATAGCCTCCCGTAGTTCCGCTTCACTCACCATTCCGACAAGTGCTGAAGCGATTTGATGGCGCTTCATCCCATCCGTGTCGATGTTCCGCTTGGTAGCCAACCACCTTAAAGGCTTAATCTGCTGCTTGTGCAAAATTCCAGCGGGGGCTTGAGGCTCATCCACCTGCTCAGGTACAGTGACTGCCTCAACGTCTACAGCTTCATCAACCTCTACTGCTGTTTCCTCATCACTTTGAGGCGGTACTGTATTTTCTGGGGTTTGGGCGTCGTCGGGGACACTCTCTCCAGCTTCAATTTGAGCGACCGGGGCGTTGCGAAACAAGCTGCTCACCACCTCTTGGTATGCGCTCAACTCTTCTGGGCACACTTCCCGAATCTCTGCGATCGCCTCCGCAACCAACTGTGCAGCAGACTCCATCTTGGACTCCACAGACCCCACGCGCTGGAGCTGTGCTTGGATGAGCCGTTGCTGTTCTTGCAGCGCTTCGATTTGCGCCTGCATTGTGGCGTACTGGTTCTGGAGGTTAGCGGTCAGTTGTGAAAGTAACATTTGAAAAATTCCTTATGTGTCGAAGTGTATGGCGGTAGCGAGTGAGGGGAAAGGAAATTTTCCTTTTACCTTTCCCTTTTTACCTTTGCCCTTAGATGAGCTGATACAGGTATGCCCACGGCTCTACAGGGCAGGAAAACTCGCTCCAATCAATCTCGTCTTCATCGCACTCACCCGATGCGATCTGCGCTTCGCAGCAGCGCTTCGCTATCGCCTCATGGCTATCTTCCCAATCAGATTGAACTGAAGCGTTGCGATGTGCGATTATCTCCTCTGCTGTGTCGTGCCAGCCTTGGGGGTAGGGCTTTACCTCTCCTGAGTAGAGTGCGAGTAATTCTTCTGTAGTCCAGTCTTCTTTGCGAGTGTCGATGTAAGTCATTTTTTTAGGGGCTGTGGCGAAGGGGTGATATTGTCCCGTTTTTAGAGGTGGGACTGACCTCCTGCCGGTTCTCTCGGTCGGCTCCCGGTCCCGTTTTTAGAGGTGGGACTGACCTCCTGCCGGTTCTCTCGGTCGGCTCCCGGTCCCGTTTTTAGAGGTGGGACTGACCTCCTGCCGGTTCTCTCGGTCGGCTCCCGGTGAGTCATCTCTCTCACATTCATTAATTTAACGCAGCGCGTTATAATTCGTCAAGTGGTTTGGAAAAGTTTTTTATGAAAGTGCAGATAACCCTTGATATACCTGGATTAGAGGTGATTTTAAGAGAAGCGAGAGGGGATAAATCCCTTTACGAGGTAGCGCGGCTGAGTGGGCTGTCCCACGAAAGCATTAAGAGGATAGAGGGCACGGACAAGTCGCGACCAGATTCCAAAATCCCCATTGAGACTCTCCTGCGAGTGGGGGCTGCTCTAGGTGTTGATGTATGGGCGAGAATTAAGATAGCAATTTTCCAATGGATAAAATCCAAGGAGGAAATTCTATGATGAGCGCAAACGAACCGAGCAAGGGCGATGTAGTTTTAGGGGGCAACAACGAACTGGCTTATGCCGCTATCTTGGGAGGAATAGAAGGAGCAAAAAAGAGATTAGGGCAAGCACAAACTTTTAGCGACAAAACCGCAGCAATTCGAGAGATAGAAAAGTACGATCCGTTTTTAGCTCAAGAAGCTACGCAACAATTAATTAAGCTCTCTTTAAATATTTCTCCAGAATCTATTGAATCAATCAACAAAGCTTTTACTGAGGTGATTCAGTCAGCCACTATACCTGGTGACCCGGCACTATTGGAACCATTGAAACAATTAAGCCTTAACCTAGTCGCAGGTTTTAATGAGTTAGGGAGAAGATGGGCAAAAATTCTTATTGATATTGATTTTGAGATAAGTCAGTTTAAGCAACCAGAAGAACCCTGTTTCCCTTGGCTTAATCCATCAATCGATCCAGTGAAGCTGCAAGAAACACTTGCAGACCTCAATCGCGAAAAAGATATGGAGGTGGAAAAATGTGCAAAAACCTTCCCACGGAAAAATACAGTAGCGAAGACCACACAACCACAAAATAGAACTGGAAAAAAATCTATTTATCTCCAAGGCGTAGAAAAAATACTCAAACATAGAAATGGCTAGAACTTGCACCAGCTTTCCCTGGACCTTGGAGAACGGCACGCTTGCCCTATCCGATGACCTAGACCGAGACGAGCAGGACATCATTGCTACTGTGTTGACCCGCATCCCAGAGCGGATAATGCGCCCCTACACAGCGGGGACGCCAGACTATACTTTTACCACGCTCACCACCCCCGACTTGATTGCCAAAAAGCTAGCGATCGCAATCGAGGAACAGTGCCCCACCATCGCCAGTTGTGCGGGAACGGGCAGCATCCGGGATAATGGACTGGCTGCCGTACAGCTCGACTGGGTAGCGAAATCATCACCAGCAAAGCGAAGCATTAGGCTAGGCATTACTTGAACCCCATTCAATTCACTCCACTCGAAGCCCCTCGGATATTTGGCGATAGAGACCTGCGCCAATATATGCTCGACATTATTGAACGCAACTCTGGCGGCAAAATTAACGACCGGGCACCCCATGCACCCACGGTAGTAATTACGGATGCGGTGGAATTTCGGGCAAGGGAACTGGAGTACGTGGCAGACCGCATCGCCGAAAAAGCTGCCATCCGACACCTGCAAACCTGCGGCATCCAGCGAATGATGGGACGCAAGGCGCAAGTAACCCTAGTTTTTACCCTCTCTGCCACCCTGACCCAGTTCGTACTGAGTAGGGGGTACATGGTGACGGGGGGAGGTTTGGAATTTTTCACAGACGAGGATGTGTTGGTAACCAACACGTTTCAATTCACCGTGACGGCTACGGCAAAGGAGCCAGGAACGCGCTACAACGTCCCGCCTTACACTCTAAACAACCTAACTCAGACGCGAGCATTCCTGGCTTCAGTCACGAACTTGGAACGCGCAGCAGGCGGATTGGACGCTGAAACGGAACAAGAGGCGATAGCGCGTGGATTTCAGGCAATCCGCCGGAAAAAAGGAGTATTAATCAGCGCCGACGACTTCGAGCAGTACGCGACGGAAGTACTGGGGGCTGGAAGTATCGCAAAAGCCATCGGGCTGCTGACCCCAGACAAACTTTCCAAAAAGCCGGGATACGTCCACCTGTTCTGCCTGAATAGCGACGGCTCCCAACTCACTCAGACCCAGGTTCAAACTTTAAAGTCCGAACTCCTGTTACAATTCCCCGTTTTCCTCAATGGGGAGTTTGAGGAAAAGGGTGTGACTATCGCTTCTGGAGTATCTGTGAGCTCCATTGACTTATATCCCCTGGAAATCTACTGCGTGGCAACATTAATCCCTGGCGACAATCCGGACATTAGAGCTAGGGCGATAGAATCAGCACTTTTAGAATTCCTGGAGCCGGGGCGTTTGCCACTAGGTCAGACAGTCATCCTCTACAGCTTGATAACCGTCGTTCAAAATGCGGGGGTGGCAGACGTACAGACTCTCAGCGCGAATGTTTCAAGCTTCGACGGGAACCAGATAAACGTTGAGACTTTTTACTCAAACATTCCGCTGCCAACCGAGTGGACGGCCTCGCACTTACTAGGGTGTTCGTTCACCCTGGTTGACCCCCTATCAAACCAAAGCTTTGAGTATGTTTTTGGCGAAGGAGGTGATTTAGATTGATGGGTAACGAAACCTGGGGATTCCTCAAACACAATACTCCTTTTGCCAAAATCTTTCCGGATGGCAAGGTTCCTTTAATATCAATTTTCCCCATTATTCCTAGAGAAGATGGATATCCGGAATGCTATCTACTTGATGCCAAAAACTTATCCAATCTAGACGTAGCGATGCTTGCACAAATGGTAATGCAGTCGTGGTCAGATGAATGTCGCGACATAGGGGTTGCGATCGCTTACGTCCGAAATGGGTTGCCAATCAGGGTTGACCACTTTGAAACCGTTGGATCGTCAAGTCCAGCACTGCTGTTCGGGCTAATGGATGACTTAACAGAAGATTTTGGTAACAAAGTGGATTTCCCAGAAGACTACGAAGAGGAAGAGGGCGAGGATTTCTTTTGGTGAATAACCCTTGGGCTGAAAAAAGACCAATATTTAAGAGCCTGCCAGAATACGGTTGGCAGGATAACGAGGTAGCCGACTGGATAACATCCGCCTACGATGTGGTGCTCATCGAGTTCAAAGGAAAAATTTTAGACTTTGAGAAAGATTTCATCGACCCCGACACGGCAAGAGAAGACGCTCTAGATTGGCTGGCACAACTATGTGGCTATCAGCCCACTTATTGGGACGCTGGCTGGAAACCCCACATCAAGCGCGAACTCATCAAAAATCATCAACTGGTTTGGGGATACAAGGGGACTCCAGAACTACTGAAATATTTGTTTGAACTGTTTGGGCTGGAAGCTGATATCCGCACCGTTGGCGCGTGGCAGGTGGGCGTGACGGCGATAGGAAGTGCCATCGGGGGCGATTTATTAAGTTACTCCATCGTGATAAATTCACCGGGGCGAGCTTTTTACCTAAGAACCTCTGACGAGTGGCGGCTTATTGAAAAGCTCAACCGCCTCTTCATGCCCTGCTGGTGCACAAGTGCAACCCTGAATGGCTCTTTTTTGCACTACAATCGTTGGCGCGTTGGACTCTCACAGGTGGGAGACCTGATTTAAAAAGAAATTTCATGATTGACAAGAGTAAATTATGCCTTGGTGGCACCTACCGCCATTTCAAGGGCGGATTGTATGAGGTTGTTGGGGTAGCACGCCACAGCGAAACAGAAGAGTTGCTAGTGCTATATAAAAATTCACAGGGTGACCTTTGGGTTAGACCTTACGATATGTTCTTCGAGGTTGTCATTCACAATGGGAGAGAAGTACAACGGTTTAGTAGTGTTGGTGACCCAATATAGTGGGGGACTTCTCGGCAAATTAATTAAAGGAAATTTTCCTTATTTTTCGTGACTCTAATCCAAGGAATCTTCAAAAACTCTGGGGGAGTAGCTCTGACATCGGGCGTCGTTCGCGTCAGGCTCGATGCGCCCCTCTCCGACGGATTGACAGACCCAGATAGTTACCTACTGCCGATTGCCCACGAATTTGCAATCGTTAATGGTAGCGCCTCCTTCGACTTAAAAGAAAGCCAAACCAGGCAGGTGAGCTATGAGTTCACCGTCCTGCAAAGCTTCACCGACCACGACTACTACAAGCTAAACGGCGACTTTTACGCCACCAATCAAGACCTCCCTTCTCACCTCCACACAGATGGGAAATACTATTCGGGCGTATCTCGCAGCGCTGAATCTATCCCCTTGGAGCGGGTAGCGAGAACTCGATTAGAAACCGTGGGGGAAAGCTTTCGCGCCATCGTCCCCAACCAAGGACAGGTGGATTTTGGTCAATTGCAGCGAACGGGATTCGCCACCGACAGGCTCCCCCAAACTATTCAACAAGTCGCAGACTTACTGCTGGCCCAGCCAACGTTTCTGCTGTCTCTGATTAATGTCTTGGTGAGCCAGGGCACCTGGAACGCAGACATCCTCTATCGCCGAGGTAATACGGTACTGGTGGGGGGAAGTTCCTATCAGTGCGTTGCGCCAACATCCATCAACCAACCACCCCTCACCAATACGCCCTCTGTTTGGCAAGCCTTAGCCCTCAAAGGGGACCCTGGAGGAACGGGCGGGAACAATGCGCCATTTAGCGCGGCGTGGAGTGGAGACTTGAACGCTCCCAGCAAAAACGCCATCCACGCCGAGCTCACGGAGAATCGGGCAACTAAACAAGAAGTTGCTGCCTTAGCTCCCCGCATTTCACCCGCACTTAGCGGACTCCCCACCGCCCCAACTCAACCAGTCGGAACGGGGACGGGAACCAACAGAACAGCGCTTGCCAATTGCGAATATGCAGAGAGAGCAGACGCCGCGCTGATTCAGCTGCCAATAAGCACAATCCTAATCGCCTCCTCCCCAAATCCACCGACAAGAACGGTGCGTGCAAACGGGCAGGCAATATCGCGAACAACCTTTAGTGGACTGTTCGCGATAATCGGGACTACTTTCGGCACCGGAGATAATACCAGTACGTTCAACGTGCCAAACATAGCAAGTCCGGGGACTAACCTGTATTACGTGATTGTCACGGGTGTCTGACGCGTGTGACGAGTCGGCTCATGAGGGTTAACGATAGCGAAGCGCTGCTGCTTACAGCAGATCGCGTCCTTCCCATGAGTTGATGCGATGCCAAGCCATGTCCCGTTGCAGTTCGTCAACTATATATTTCTGCCGGTCGTGGGAATGCTCCAGCAGAGCGTGTTCGCATTCCAAGTCGTAGAGCTTTTCCTCAGACTTAGACAAGGGTGTGCTACAGGCAGATGTGGAAGTTCAACGCCAATTTCGAGCTATTATCTATGAGTCTCGTCAGGGAGAACGGACAGATCTGAGTGATGAAACTTCTTATAGTGACTATAAGAAGTCAGATAACTCGATCGGCGAAATCCAGCAAGCGCGAATCCGAGCTGCAAACCGAGCAGCAGAAGCCATTCCAGTTATAAGTGAGTTACTGGATCGCAGACTCATAGCTATAGATGTGGCAGCACTGCTAGGTCGTGACATAAAAGACCCCGAAAACCTGACGGCAGAAGAGCGAGAGTATGTCGATAAGCGAGATTTGATTGGATACCGAATAAACGGTCATTCAAGAATGTCTGAGGCTACCGAGCGTGATGTTATTAAGGCTGTCTGCTGCGATATTCCTCTTGGAGAGGCTGTCCTAGATGCATATATGCTGCCTAGCGGCGAAAAGCGCATTGGTGTTGAGAATACAGGAGTTGCTCTGGGCTACTCAACACGCTTCTTTTACCAGCGAACAAAACGACAGTCAAAAGCGCTCAAAGCCTTACAGGGCATGGGATTTTCCGGCGAACAAATTTGGGTCAACATCCTTCGACAAGGAAACCATCGGACAAATGCGTTCAACTTGTCCAGAGTGGACGGCTTGACCTTTCTAGGCTTTTCTAGAACGTCACAAGCCAAATTCACCCAGTCACACCCCTCAATTACTAGTTGAGTATTGCCCGACTCGTCCAAAATCCGCAACACCCTGTAAATCCTGCCAGATGGTGATTTCAGCACCCTAAATCGATTATTTGCAACACTAGGTGCATCGTGAAATTTATTGGGGTTCGGAGAACTGTGCTACAGAGCGATGGTAATTTGCCACTGCGATCGCGTTGAGACTCCGGCTACTTAACGCAACAGCGATCGCTCTCCAAGAAGATTAAACCCCGCCAAGTACAAGAAACTTGGCGGGGTTTTTGTTCGGAGGTACATTTGAGTAGTAGGTCATAAGTAACAGGTAACGGGTGGTAAAAAAAGGAAATTTTCCTTTAAATGCTCTCCACGCACCCCCAACCCCTAGACCCAATCTCCAACCCCTAACCCTTTTCCCTCATGAGCAACAATTGGGCAGCTTTCAAGTTCAAACCAAACGAAGCACCCCCAAAGGTAACCGAAGGTACCGACCCGTTCAACGACCAAGCAGAGGCAGCATCCTACCTGCAACCAGGCTCAGTAGAAGAGCCACCCAAAAAGAAGGCGATTCGCGACCTGAAGCGCGGCGATAAAGTGAAACTCGCCACTGGCGAAATTTTTGAGATGACCAGCGTCGAAGCGATGGGCGGACGGTTCTTCGCTTTCAACGTAGAGGACGAGAATGACAGGCGAATGCTCAAAACATCAGAGGTTGAACTGCTGTGAACAAACAAAAGTGGAGATGGATTGACGCGGTAACTTGGCACTGCCAACCCACAGAGGATGCAGCGTTCCGATGTTGGATTGAGTGTCATCCGGGGAAAAGCAAAGTGGACTACCCTCGCAGCGAGTCTATTAAGGCGTTCAACGCCAGTTTGACGGGGCGAGTGTTCAATGCGATCGCTTCCTTCAACTACCGATGGCGCTGCCTGCTACTGCACCCGTGGCAATCTTTGAGACTGCTTGGCTGGTATTGGGACTATTACTATCGGTGCTACCAAGTTCAAAGGAAAGCTAGAATCACCACCATAGAACCGCCTAAGAACGGCGAATGGTGGAACCCTGCCCTTTTACCACAAAGAGAGAATCTTGAAGGGTCGGGGGCAGGAGTCCTTGCAGAAAACTTGGAGGTTGCGCAATGAAAATAGAAGAATTTTACAAGGAGGCGCAATTGTTCAAGGGGGCGATCGCTGCGTTCCTTCCCGTTGAATTTCAGTTAAGCGTCCCCACAGCGCAGACTTTGCCGATGGAAGAAGGCGACGCCCTTCCTACCTTTTGGTGGATGGGCGTCGCCTACAAAAGCTTGTGCTACAAGATGCGGATAAATGCTTTTTATCTCTCAAAAGCAATTAAGGAAAAATCGCTTTCGACCTTTGCTCACCCGATTGCACAAGTGATTCTCAGACACGCCGCGTCTAGCTCGCAACGCACTAACTACTGAAAAAGGAAAATTTCCTTTTTCCTTTAACCCTTCCCCCTTAACCCTTTACCTTTCCCTTATGGCCTTGCCAATCTACCAACTCAACAGCATCCCGAGCCCAGAAGAATTCAACTCCTTTCTCAGACCGCAATTCAACAAAAACGAAACCGAAGAGGAGTTCCCCGGACAATTACGCAGACTTAGAGACGTTTCCTTAAGCAACGACCCCACACAAATCAAAGGACGCTACACCGCTTTCGAGCAAGAATTGCAGGTAACAGCTGGGAGCGGGTTAGAAATCCGCTTCAACGGCGGCATTGTTGAGAGAGCTGATAGAACCTACTCGGTCATAGCACCCGGTCGATTACAGGTGTCCGACAACGCCCTAAACTATGTGTTCAGCCTTCAGGGCGTGGTCACCGCCTCAACGAGATTGCCAGAATTCTGCCGCCTTCTTGCTGAAGTCAGAGCCGCTGCTGGGGCAATTACGAGCGTCGTAAACCGCTCCGCCCGATTTGCCGAAACCTATCAGCCCAACATCCTCGAAGCCTTCATCGGGTCTGGCGAACAAGGAGACCTGGTTGTTTCGGGCACGACGCGACTGAGTGACGGTGAGTACAATTTCCGCAACGTAACGGTCGCCAATACCGGCAACCTGATTATTGATGGCAGCGCCATCATTCGCTGCTCGATATTCAGAAATGACGGGCTAATTACCGTTGCTCCTCTAGCGGCGATAACCTCAACCGGAGCTTATCCCGGCGACAACGCGATTTATGGTGGGTTTACCGGGTCTGGGTTAGGAGCTGGTATAGGGGACTCTTCGACAAACACCTACAACTACACCTCCAGTCCCATCGGGTCTAGTGGGGCATTTGGGTATGGGAGGGGCACGGGAGGAGTCCTCTACACTTTATCCACACCTGGAAATGGAGGCGGATTTTTAATTGTTAAATGTTTCGAGTTTATAAATAATGGCACTATCACGGCTAACGCCAGTCCCGGCACACCTGGGACAGCTCCAAACACCGCCAACACGACAGCGATTATGTCTGGTGCGGGGGGGAGCAGCGGGGGATTAATTTTAATCAAGGCATTGAGCCTGATTACTAACTCGGCTACTGCAATCTACAATGCTAGGGGCGGAGACGGCGCTAATGGAGCTCGCTCCAACAACACTGGAAACGCAGATGGAGGTTATCCAGGCGCGGGAGGGCGCATCGTATTTAATGCGCCAATTGTCAACAATAATCCCCTTTGCCAAATTAACCTGCAAGGAGGAATTACGGGAAGACCTGCTGGCGTTGCGGGTGGCAACTTAGGCGGCGCGGCGGGCGGGTCTTTTGGCGGCAGAGGAGGAGGCGTTAACAAGGGCGTTGCCGCCGATTCAGGGGTTCTGACAGTGCGGCTTTTCAGACCTGGAAGTTAGTTAAAGGGGAAAAGGTTAAGGGAAAAAAGGGAAAAGGGAAAGAAGATTTTCCTTTTCCCCTTACCCCTTAACCCTTCCCCATCTTTCAACCCCTTACCCCTTAACCCTTCCCTTATGCGATACCTTGTTTCAGAAGACCAAATAATATCCCAAGACTTCCCAGAGGGCGTAAACCCTCCCGCCAACGCAACAATAGTCGATGGGCCAGAAAGTGACAACTTGGCTCTTGTTTACCTCGATATTTCTGGCAGTATCAAACTAGTCCCCCCGAAACCATCCCCCAGTCACATCTGGGATAGCGGTCTTAAAAAATGGGTCGAGAGCATTTCCCCATCCTCCTTGCCTCAAAGTTTAGAAGAGGCAAAAACACTTAAAATTCAGCAGCTTTATCAAGAATGCGATCGCACTCTCGGACAATTCACCGTAGGGCGCAGCAACGAGGCGCTTTCGTGGTATGCCAAGGAAGTAGAAGCCAAAAGATTTTTGAGTGCAATTAATGATTCTGGCTCAGAAGAATTAGCCAGCTCTCAAGCCAACCTATTGGAGATAGCCCCTGCCCTCAAGGAAGAAGCGACCAGAGAGGGGATGAGTACAACAGAAATATTACAAGCCACAACAGTTCTGGCTCAAACTGTTGTGGCAAAGGCTGAGATGCTCAAAATAGAAGTGGCGCGTATTGTCCGGGCTAGAACAATACAGAAAGAGGAAATTGATAAAATGACTGATGTTGAGTCGGTGATAAGTTTTTCAATTTCGTTCTAGATGAGTGAGCCACTTTGGGTAAAAGAGCTTGGTAAATTTACTCTACTTGAGTATCCCGATGAGCCAAATACTTTGCATTGCACAGTAACTTATCAGTTTGATTCGGATGAAATTGAAGAAGGCGACGAAGAAACTCTTACCTTTGCCTTTGGTAGTTGGGGATGTGACCGTGAAAGGATAACAGAGGCAGATTGTTTGCTTTGCTGCAAAGGTATGCAAGCTTATAATGCAAATGTTTCGATATCATCCTTTCACAAAAATCTTGAGTTCATCTGGATGGAAGTTGAAGGGGTAGAGGAAGAGTAGCGATTTGTGGCTCTTATCAAGTAAAAGCCCCTCATGAAGAAGGGGCTTTTTAGTCGGGAACATTCAGTCCTAACCTCATGTTAGAGGCTGATTAAATCTGCATTAAATACTTAGCTTGTCCTGAAGGTATCCCCAAATTTAGTAATTGTCGGTAAGCGACACTTTTTGATATATCTTCCTCTGCCTTGACTCCTTCTTGATTTGAAGGCAAACTTTCCGTCGCCAAGTCCCGACGCGGTAAAACTTGTTTTACTTCGTTTGCTATAGCCCGTGCCATCTCAGACGGCAACCCATTTCCAAGCAGAGGTCCGAAAACAGACGGCGCGTCAGGCAGTTGATACCAGTCGTAAAGTCCCATCAGTCTCGCTACGCCGCGATTCGTTACCCGTCGCCACTCTCCATTGCCGTCCCAAGTGTTCAACCCGTCATGGCGAGAGCTGTTGTTCTGGTCAGTGAATATGGCGCTTTTGACCGTCCAGGCAGGGCATGAGCTTCCTCTGACTTGGGGGGTGGTGTTCCTGGCACCGGAGCGTTCAACGAGATAAAAAGGAAATTTTCCTTTTTCCAACTTGTTCAAATTTTTCAGCTGCCACGGTGCTGGCTGAGTCAGAGGAAAAGTATGAATTAAATCCCCCATCGCCCACCCCCATCCAAAAGGTGTAGCTTGCATTGCATCGGGCAAAAACACGGGGAAACGGGCTTGTGCGACGGCAATTAAAATGAATCGCTTTCTGTCTTGAGCCACCCCGTAAGATGAAGCATTCAACACGCCATAGCGGTAGCGATATCCATTACGCCTGAGAGTTCGCCCAATAATTTTGAAACACTCAGAGTCTTTGTACTCACAAACGTTTTCAAGCACAAAAACAGACGGAAGTAACTCCTCTAATCCCTGTGCCGCAGCTTGAGCTACTTCAATATCCGTGCTGTTTTCCTTACCTTTTTGATTGGCTCGACTTAGATTCTTGCACGACTGAGTGAAAACCACGACAGCGGGACGGGACTGGGACTTAAACCCTCCCCTTGCCGCATACTCTTGCAGAGTTTCCCGGATGACGGGCTTGCCAAAGTTGAGTTCGTAGCAGTCGGCGATGCGATCGCTCAGTTTCGGGTTCTTGGGGTCGCGGTCGATGTTGACCCCAATCTGGAAGCCTGCCTGAAAAAATCCAGCCGTCCCCACTCCTCCACCCCCACACCAAAAGTCAACAACGGGAGCGTCTTCTTTAGGTTGAGGCTTGGGTTCACTTGCAAAAGGGGGTGGGGTCAAAGGAAAATTTCCTTTTTCTTCCTGTAGGGGGGAGTCCGCTTTTTCCTTGCAAGGCGAATAAGAACGCCGGTGAACTCCCTCGATTAGCCCATATCGAGCGATCGCAGCTTTGTGAAACACTGTGGCGTATCCGGAGTTCATAGAAAAGCCATACTCCGGATAGTGCGCAGAAACTATGAGCCAGTACAGGTCGAGAGCGTGCTTAGCGACGATACTGGCGGCGGAAACCTCTAAGTGCGTAGCGTCAGCCGCTTTTTCGCGCCGAGACGCAATGCATAGCTTTGGCATCGCAAGGTCGCCTATCACGTCGCGGACTTCGTACCCTGAGGACTGGAGGTGAGCAACTGCTCTGCTAACCGCTAGCCCCTCGGCGGGATTGATTCCCAGTCTGTCTATTTCTTCTGGTGTCGCCGCCCCAAGCCCGACAACACAGCTAACCTGGATAAGTTTGACCAGCTTCGCCCTTTGGTCGGAGTTTGTTAACTTGGAGTCTTTGACGCCAGGAAGTGTCAGCCCTTCTGGAACTCCCACTACTGCCCAAATGTTCAGTCCAGCACAGTTGCCCCGACCAACGCCATCGGCTCCCCATCGGTAATACTCAGCTTTGTCAATCATTGCTCGCACCTGTTGGATGCCAGTCCATCAAGGGGTATCCATTGATAGATACAGCGGGAGAAAAGCCAAGCGCTAAAGCCCGCTGTTCGACCTTTGCCGTAAAATTCTCCAAAATGACTTCAGCGCATCTGCATTCATAAAGACAATTTTTCCCGTTGACTACCTCAAGAATCTCTAGAGTACTGTGGCGGAAAATTCGACAACTCATTGACTTCCTCCAAAGCAAGTATTTCTATTCCAAAATCAACATGGATTAAGGGGTTAGGGAACGGAACAGGGGTTAGGGAGCAGGGGTTAGGGGTTGGGGCAAACTCTCTCCCCATCCCCCGTCCCCCATCCCCCACCCCCTATCCTCCAACCTCTATTCCTGGGTTTAGGCGCATAGCTCATTCACCTCCAGCAAAGTCAAGTCAGTTGAAAAAAGCCCTTTCTCGTTCCAAGGATTTGTCTCTATCCGCTCTATCAGGTTGAAGCGATTGATAAACTACTCAGGCTTACTTCGATAAACTACTCCCGCGTTCCCGTTGAAGCCTGAGTTTTCAGTAGCCCTGTATCCCAGATGGTCAACTGAACAGGTTGTCCCGTCCACAAAACACAACTGAGATACGAACCTCCAGGCTGGTTTATAGACAGCCCCAAACTAGAAATATTTTTTGCACCATTTTCGTCAGCATCGCCAACCCAACCGCAATGTCCACACTTAAACTTCTTGCCACTTCTGTACGACTCACCCCGAACCGGGTGAATGTGCAGGCATTTGTGGCAGGTTTGGCTGGTATATCTTGGGTCAACAAACACCAAATTCACACCAAACTTTATCGCTTTGTAAGTCAGGAATTGGCGGAGTTGGTAGAACGCCCAACTATTACTTCTACGTCGCTCTGTTTTAGAACGAGGTTGCTGGTTGGTGCGCTCACGAATCCCCGTCAAATCCTCCAACGCAATAGTTTGGTTAGTATTTTTGGCGTGTTGGATGAGTCGATAGCTGACAGTATGGTTCACCTGTGTTTGAAATCTCCGTTCTCGCCCACTCAACCGTTGCAAGACCTGTCTCGCCCTACGACGAGTAGACCTTGTGCCTTTGGACGCTTTTTGCTGCAACGAAGCTCTTACACGGGCATATTTGTCCCGAACCTGAGTTATTTGTTTTCCACTAAACTTCTCCCCTTCCGAGGTAACGCAAATGTCTGTGCGACCCAAATCGATACCCAAAACCTTATCTGTTTGTCCGGGTTGTGGTGGCTCAGATTCAAGCTGAATTTGCAGGTAGTAAGTACCATCTTTGCGCTTTACCAGGACTGCCGATTTAGGGTTTCTTCCTGTCAGCAAATGACGCTGATAGTTGCCGATATGCAATGGGAATTTTTCTCTTCCCTTGAGCATGGTCAAACTAACTGTCCAGTCTTTCTCCTTAAAAGTGAAAGTTCTGGCGTCATACGTCGCACTGGTAGGGGCAAACCCTTTAACAGGTCGGTCTTGCTGTTTAGCCGTTTTGCGGTTAGCACAAACCCTGCGAATGGCATGAATGGTCATCTGAGCCGACAAGCCAGAATAGTCCCGTGCTTCCTTATAAATCAAGGATTGTACGGCTATTTGGTTAGTCAGTTTTGGGTCTGTGTTTTTGTTCACGTACTCACAGCAACTTGCAAAGGCACGAAGTACCGCATCAAGTTTTTCAACCTGACTGGGGGTAACTTCGAGTTTGCAGCTAACCGTGAGGACTTGAGACATTTTCAATTAGTGAAGAATATGGAACAATCATACCATGTGATTGCTAACTTCGGGGGTGTTGAACCCCGCTCAGTTAGCCGCTATCCCTCCCCAGGTTGCTTCGCTGAACCTGGGGACTCCCGCGTTCCCGTTGAAAAGGAAAATCTGATTTACTCCCTTCTCCTCACCCGCCTTGCTATTAATCAAGCAGTAGCAACACGCCTGAGCAAAAGCGTCCCAGACCTCGCGCTTGGTCATCGCCTGCCCCGTGGGGTCGTGCAAATCTTTTGGGACTCTTATGGTGGCTGTTCCGAGTAACAGTTCTGAATCGTCGCTTAACATACGGCGCTTTAATTCGACGTTGTAGAGCTGGTAAGCGATTGTGGGCGGCTGAGTCTTGTTAAATCCTTTCATGGCGAATAAAACTCTAAAACTCCAGTTCCTGTGATAGCTGGCCACTTGTCCGCCATGAGTTAACTAGTTCCTTGGCTATGGCTTGATATTCTTCCGCTGTACCAACTGCCTTAACAGGCTCAGGCATTGTCATTTTTTGACTCATCTTCCCAATTAGCGACTGCATTTCTATCGCCACCTCCTCCGGTATGGGTTCAGCACTAGACGGTGGCAAAGCTGGTTTTTCTGCTGTGGCAGCCAATGCCCTGATTGCCTCGGCTTCTAGTTCGAGTTGGTCGCGCTGTGAATCGAAAAGCTGGTAGTACTCGATGAACTGTTGTCGCGACCATTTGATGTCTTGGTCGCTCAGTCGCGATAGCGCCGATAATCCCCCTAGCGTTTTAAGCGCCTTTAAAGCCACCGCATCTAATTTGAGGGAGGATATGAGCTGACCATACTCTTTCGTGGCGTCAGGAGCCGTGGGGAAGGCTTTCCTCCCCTGTTCTATGCGCTGCCACTGGTCGAGAATGTGAATCTTCTGCCCAGTGCCAGCAAGCTCGGCTATCTCTTCAGGAGTTGGCATGGACTTGCACTTGATAAAAGCCATCTCAATCGCTTGCTCAAATTGGGCTGTATTTAGCGATTGGCTGAGGTGCTTGTAAAAGACCCGTTGAACAAAAGGGCTGATATCTTTCTTGTGGTAAGCCGCTAACTCATCTAACAATGTGGCAAAAACTTCTTTGTCTAGCATGATTCACTCCTACAGGTCTGCAATGTTTGAAAGGATGCTATGGACGGAAGCTGCGCGCTCTCTGCTACAGCCAAGAACTTGAGTGGTCTTCCAGGACTTGACCATCTCAGTTAGCTCTGTCCAGCGTTCTGGTGTTCGTTCACAAGCCAAGATGAGTCGCGATGCGTACTCGCTATCCTTGCGATCGCGCTTAGCAATAAACGCCACAAAACCTCGGTCGATGTCGTTTGGCTTAGAGTTCAGAATCATCCCGCTGCCACGGTAAGCCTTGACAACTTCAGCTAACTGTTGCTTTGCAAGCTTGAGCAATTCGTGCCTCGGTAGTTTTTCTATCTCACCGTTTTCATACCGCCTTAGCACTTCTGACTCTTGAGCGTTGTTATCACACCCCGGAGTGGGAAATTTAGTCTCACAGTCAACTTGATTTACTTGTGAGAGACTGACGTTTTTTTCTTCAGCGAAGCGAGGTGAGTCTTGGTGGCTATCCGTGACAATTTCAGCTTCAACAGGAACAGCTTCGCCCTCGCTTTCCTTCTGAGAGAGATCTGAATTTAGATCTGAATTTAGATCTGAAATAGATCTGTCGTGCGCGCGTTCTATATATATGCCGCTGTTAGATTCCTCTAACTCGGTGCGATCGCAATCTAACAGGGTGTTATTTTCTTCTAACACCCTGTTAGATTTTTCTAACACCCTGAGAGATTTATCTAACACCGTGTTAGATTTTGGCGCTACGAGATTTCGAGCCTTCCAGCCATCAACCTGAAAATCAAATAACCCTAGCCTTTGGAGTTTAGATTGGGCAATATTGATTGTTTCTCTCCTGACCCCAAGATGTTCGGCTATTTGTTTTTGCGACGGAAGCTTGACGAATCTATTGCCAAATCGGTCTAGCTTGAACAAGTACCAGAACAAACGCCGCTCTGTTTTGGTTAGGACATCCTGCTCTAGAAGATCTAAAACTCTATTCTCGATTTGAGCAAAGCCCGGCTCTGACCGCCTCTCCTCCTTACTCTGCTTGCTCATGTCCAACCTCCTCAAGCGTGTACGCGGTTTGCTGTGGTAAAGTCATAGAAATAGCCGCCCAACACTCATGGCGGAATATGTTTGCAACTAGAGGCTCATCTGTGACTAGCAGGTGGGCTTCGCCATTTCTGGGCTAACCCTTGCGCCTCCTTTAGACTATAGCGAATGTTGCACATTTGTGCAAAGCCAGCTAAGATGCTTTGTAGAGAGTTACAAGGAAACCCAAGTGAAAAAACGGGCAAAATGGAACCTCCGTCAGTTAATGGCTGACAGGAGGGTAAAGAATAAGGATTTAGCTGAGGCTTTAGGGATTCATTGGACTGCCATATCAAGGATGAAATCCAAAGATGAAATGCCTCGCATAGATGGCGCTTCATTGATGACCATTTGCGACGTACTAAACTGCCGACTGACTGAATTAGTTGAGGAGGAAGGGGTAAGGGGTAATTAAAGGAAAATTTCCTTTTCCCCCTTACTCTTTAACCTTCCTAGGGAAATGACATAAAATAGACTCCAAGTGATGAATTGCCCCTGGCTGCCCATGTCTTACACAGCTAGGGGCTTTTGCTGTCTGTGCGGATAGGTTAAAGGGGAAGGGGCAAGGGGTAAGGGAAAAGATTAAAGGAAAATTTCCTTTTACCTTTCCCCCTTAACCTTTTCCCTCCTGTGCGGGTCGTGCGCCGCACAATAAGGAATCCGGTTAAACACTACTTTTACCGGGTCATCGCACAGGCAACATTTGTCAATTTTTTGCCATATCCGGCTCGAACGGTATATCTCCCCAAGGGTTTCGAGTCGTTCCAGGACTGAGAGAGTTTGCTGCTTTGTCAGCCCCAACTCGGTTTGAATCTGTTCTAGTTCCTGTCCTTTTGGGCTTGAGTCGAGTAGTTCCCGCACTCGGTTCATGTGGTGCGTAATTTTCTCGACTCGCGTGTTTAGCGTAGATTCTGGCATGGTTGGTATACCTGTTTTTTAGTGAGCGTGCGGTTGTTGGGGTTGGGGGATGGAGTTTGGAGGATAGGGGACGGGAAAGGAAAATTTCCTTTTTTATTCCCGACCCCTGAACATTAGGCAATGTGAGATTGCAATTTCTTTCTTCGATTCCACAGCCTAGGTTTTCGGGGGTGCTGGATTTTCGGTTTATCCGGAAATTTGGAGGGAAGATGCTTCCAGCGTCTACGGGTGCGGCTCACTGCCTTTACTCCTTTGTCAGTTCAAGGTTCGTTCCTCAAGAATGCGTCTAAGCGCAGTAGACGCTTCACTCGTGGCTTTAATCGCCGCTTCAATTTGCCCCTCGTCCCAATTTTTAGCCGCTTGTTCAAAGCCGGTTACTAAAGAATCTGGCTCTAGATAAGTCAGGACTAAAGGTGCGATGGAGGAAGAGGGTTGGGGGATGGAGGATGGGGGATGGGGGATGGGGGATGGGGGATGGGGGATGGGGGATGGGGGATGGGGGATGGGGGATGGGGGATGGGGGATGGGGGATGGGGAAGAGTTTTCCCTAACCCCTGTTCCGTTCCCTACCCCCTGCTCTTCTTCCTCTTCATTTCCCTCTTTAGCTGGGGCTGGCATTGCTTTGTAAGCCACAACCGGGGCGTCTGACTTCTGGAAATAATCGGGATGTCCCCAAGCTGATGGGTTATCGCCGGGAATCACACCTGGGTCCGGCAGAAACAGTACGCCTTTGTCCCTGTGCCCTTGAAGTGCGACTACCTTCCCCAACGTGCCCTCTGGGATAACGTAGCCGAACATGACTATTGGCTCCTTGCCTTGGGGGGTGCGATACTCGATGCGATCGCTCACCCCAAAAAAGGAAATTTTCCTTTCAACTTCTCGGTCTAGCAGCAGGTAACGGATGTTTCGCGCTTGGTTCTCCGTCAGGTTGAGGAAAGCGGCTATGGCAGGGCTACCCCAGCCCTTGGAAGGCTTGCCATTTTTAGCTGGGACAGTATCCAAGACCCGCTTCTTCTCTTCCTCGCTTGCCGTATCGAGCCAATCCAGCACCTGTTTGATGCGGCGGGAGTGGTCGCGAGGTTGGTAAGGAATCCCGTGCCCGGTATTTTCGCTCGCTGCCCAAGCACGAGCCAGAGCCAAAGACTCTTCTTGGAATACCTGGAACTTGAGGTTTACCCCGGCAATACGCGCTGCTAGTATCCGATGGTGACAATCTCTGGGAAGGTAATCTGCCCCCACCTGAGTGATTTTGGGCAAGGGGTGATATTTCCCTTCAAAATCCCAATCTCCTGCCATCATCCGCTCGGCGTACTCTTGAACTTTCTCTTTGTTCTCGGTGTATCGCGGCTGAGTGTCTAGGTCTAGGTTGATGTCGTCGGGGTCTAGTACAGCGGTGCGAACCTCTGACTTTGCACAACTGTCGTCCACCACAACGACAACCTGGGAGCAGCCACTCGCCACCAAGGCTTCTGCGATTAAGGCGTCACTTGGTGTTTTAATGGCATAATTTGGCGCTATATGGAGAGGCTCTGGCGTCCACCCTCCAGCAATCTTCTCTACAAGGCTTTTCACCTCGTGGGAATCGGTGGGAGCGTCCCATTTAAGGGACGAAATTTCTACGACTTGGAAGCTAGTTGGTACTTGTGAGGAGGGGATGGGGGTTGGGGTTTGGGGGATGGGGAGAGTGTTTTCCCCAACCCCTAACCCCTGTTCCTTAACCCCTGTTCCGTTCCCTAGCTCCTGTTCCCTAACCCCTAACCCCTGTTTCTTTGTATGTTTTGAGTTGGGGCGCTCGGCATATTTCCTCCAGTATTCAGGGGCAATGAGTTTGTTTTCCGTTGTCAATACGAATCCATTCGCGCAGAGGGTTTGAACCTCATGAACCTCCCCGGCTTTGTGAGCCTTGCCCCCACCAGGGAGGATGCAAATTTCGTCTCCCGGCTTAAGGGGGGTAGCTTGGGCAAACTCGTCATGTCTCAGCAGTTCTAGTTGTTCGGGCTTTGGGTTCTCACTTCCCCACCAAGCCACCCAGCAATAGGGCAGCGCACTGAAAGAAGCCTTTCCTACTTCAGTGATTTGCCCTACAGCACCCGGTTGCCCATCGTCTCTGGTTACCCACATCCCTTCTAAAGAGAAGCTTTGTTCAACGAGTTGGCGGAAAGCAAGGATTCGAGTAAGGGCGGCTCGTTTTTCTTTGTAGATTTGGGCTTTTTTGCGATCGCCTTGCAAATTATCAAGCTGGCGATTTAAATCAATCTCGATGGCTTCGAGAATCTCTAAATCCGTAACAGTCGGCGTTTGAACTACTAAGCTTTGCGTTGCAATCATGGCTAGTTAAGAATGGTTTATCATCCCGTGCAAGTGTCATAATTGACTAATCCGGCGAGAGCCTCACAAATGCGTGTTTTGCATTGGTGAGGCGCTTATTTTTGACTTTTTGTTACTCGGTGCTACGATGGTTTCAGCTGAAAAATACACTGGAAACCGACCGATAAGACAGATTATACACCGAGGGCAGCCGATAGGGCAGTATTATGTCAAAGATTTTTCAAGAAGCTTTTTGTGAAACTATCGAAAGATTCGGGTTAAAAATCGTCTGGTTATCGAAGGAATCCGGCATCAACGACGGGACTATTACGCGGTTCAAGACGGGTAAGCGCGACATTTACCTAGAGTCCTTTGGCAAAATCTTTGATGCTATGCCGATTGAGGCAAAGCACTACTTTTTAGAGAAGCTCTTGGGGGATGCGATCGCACCCTCCGTCACTCCTTCCTTGGTAATCAGCAAGCTTGACCCTGATAACCCGCTTCACCAGAGTCAGGTGGCTGACGCCATGCGCCTAATCGCGACGCGTTTTTTTTCTTCCTCTCCAGGTAGAGATACAGAAAATACCCGTGAATCTACGGATGAGACTAGGGAGTTAAGCCTTTTAAAATGATTCCCACACCAGGGGAATCGTATAAATGCTTAACCTTACACGGACTCGATTAGAAGGATTGAAGCGGGAAATTGAGAACTTATCCCCGCAGGAAAAAGCCCAGTTGCAAGAGGCACTGGGCTATAACTGGGTTGATTGTGCGTCAGTGGAACTACTGGGGCGATTGTTGAGGGCAATAGCCCTGCGCCTTGAAAGTCGGAATTAGGTTGCTAGGAACTTGAGTAGAATTTCTTTGCTGATATGCCGGCATGATAAGTCGAGGGTGTTGAGTCCCTTCACAAATCGCGACCGCCAAACGTCAGCCCACATAAAGTTGATACCTGCTGCCCTAGCAGCTAGCCTGTCTTCTTCTCTGTCCCCTATCATCCAGCACTCATCAGGTTGGTAGAACTGAAGAGCGAGATTCAGCATTCCCGCCCCTGGCTTGCGGAAACTCCCCATTTCCGCTGTGGTGGCTTGCTTGATTTGAAGTGTATTTTTCCGCGAAACTTTCCAGCACTCCAAACCCTCATAGCTGGGGCAAAAGTAGATGTGTTGGAGTTCTGGTACTAACTCTAGCGTTATTTTTTGCTCAAGCTTGGCATCTTCCAGCGACTTGTGTCCCGCCGCTACACCTCCTTGATTGGTGACTCCGATAATCACCCATTTTCTTAAGGCGTAGTGGGCGATCGCTTCCTTCGCTCCTTGTATTAATCGTTGGTCGTTTGGGTGAAGGATAAATTCGTCTCCGCTGGCGGGTTCGCGGATGGTTCCGTCTAGGTCTATGAAAAGTATTTTGATTGGCTTTACCATGTTTTTGTATCCTTGGTTGGGTACGATAGCTCTGATACCAGGACAAGGAGCAGAGCTATCGCAATTATTGTGAAAAGGAAATTTTCCTTTAAACCGCAGTCGTTACAAGAGTGAGCGGGAAAGGAAACTGACGCAGTTTCAAATCTTCAGGGAACTCGTTAACATCCCCGCCTTTACTGTCTGCCAGATGGATGGGGTAATCTGTTGCCTCAAAAACAGGTTTAGCCCCAAGCTGCTTGACAAACACGGCAGGATTATTAGTGCGCTCTTGCTGGCATTGGCGGATAAGGCTTCGTATCCAATCCACCTGACACGGACGCGCCCCTCTCCCGGACTCGCCCCCAATAATCACCCAATCTATAGAGTTGATGTAACCACCAAGGGTGACTTCTTCCAGCAACGGTTCGCAGCTCAAGAAAATAACTCCTGCGGGTATCTGCGTTAGGTGGGGAAGGCGTACAGACGCTGCTCGCTGGTTTTCAACGCTGCTACCCATCCAGAAATTACCGGGCAACTTATCCTCGCCTCGCTTACTCAGCCAGTCAGCACAGCTGGAGCGCATAATGTCAGGTCGCTTAGTAAGAAACTGAAAGGTCAGTTTTGAGTTAGCTGCCGCGTCGAAAATCTCGAAGTGCCAGTCGCGTGGCACCCAATCACCAAAAAGGTCGGTCATGCTGCCAACAAATACCTTTTTGGAAGTTCTGGCACGCGTCCACTTTTCTAGCTCTTTGCGGTCTAGTCCCAGTTTTGGTGCCTCTCCTGCATACTTGCGGTGCGAGGCGAACGAGAAGAACCCGTTATTGTTAATTGATTCGGCGTAACAGTTGGCGCATCCTGGAGAAACTTTTCGGCACCAGTGACCCCCTAGTGTGCCATCTTCCTTCAGAAGGCGAATTGGGTTGGATGTGTCGTCAGTCCACTGAATGTTACTCATCGTGTTTCGCGTGAGACTCCACCCTCAGCGAAGCAGGGTGGAGAGGGATAGCGGTCAAATCGACCCCTTCAACAGGGGAAGATTTGACAATCCAGGTGAAGGCACGACGATCAACCCCGTGCTTCGCTGCAACAACTGGACTTTTTTGGCAGAGAACTGCCCTAGGCGTTTCCAATTAGCATTGCTAACCGAAATCTGTTTCTCGGTATCACCACTGACCCATCCGTAAACGATACGTCCTGCCATTTCAGCCTTGACGTAATCACCTTTACGGAATTCATGACGGGTGGTAGTTCCGCCATACTTGCGCCTAACTCCACCCTTGGACGCAACCATTAGGTGAAGTTGACGACGACAGATTGGTGAACGCCGAATTACAGCAAATGGTGCAGACGTAATATTAACTGAACCTTCCCACCATCCTTGTTTGCCTTTGAGTTGTCGATATCGAGCAAACTGACTGGAGGCTAGACTTACTCCATCTACCGCATGGGTAGCTGGAATTGCATCACCTTTTTTGTTTTTCTGTTTCTCCAATCCTATCCACTGCCGGATGTTTGAGGTTTGCCAACCTTCTTGCTTGACAACTGGAAGCAGCTTTTCTAGTTGGTTAATTGCCCAATACTGTGCGACCATCACTGGAGAAAAACCCTTATCTCCACGAGCCACAACCACTTCCCAAACTACCGTTGTTAGAGGATAGATTTTAATCAGTTCTTTGATGACTCGCAATTCCAACTGTCTGTTTGCTCGAATGGATGGCGGTACTTTCTTGTGGCGACGATTATCAAATCTCGCCTGACGATGCGCTCTTTGGCTATAAGGAACTTTACGGTTGATTCGCCTTCCTCTACGACCACGACGCATCATTTGCCGTTGCTCCATCCGTCCTTTGACAGTTTCAAAAGGTAGTTGTAAGTGAGCCATCCACAAAGTAACCTTGGCTGATTGAACACCAATTCCTGTGTAAAGTTTGCCAGGGTCAATACCGACACTGATTAGTTGAGTCTCTGTGCCCGATGGCTCAGTTACCAACCTAATAGTGAAAATGCCTAAATCGTTGTAGACGACTTTGGCTTTTCCTGTCTTCACCCACCGCCTAGCACGACTTGGTTTTGTCGGCATGAGTGGTTGTCCTTCTGGTGATAAAACTGGTACTCGCATGGAGATAATCCTTGAGTAAAGTTTTAAGTCCCCTCGACCACCTAATCCAAGATGTCCACCTGTTAGATGAAACCGTGACAAGCGGTTTTGTAGATAACTCAGCTTGGGGAAGCGGCTGAGAGTACGTGCCAAGATTAGGCTCAAAGGTCTAGTCAATCTCGCGTGCAAGACTTGTCTCTTGCAAGCTCACGGCTCAACGTAGTAGCCGTGAGTTATTGACGGCACAGATGCAGGAAATAATCCCAATTGTGACAGAAACGGTTAGATACAGGAGAGGGCCTGGGGGAGAGAGGAGAGGAGCCAATACTGCTCGGCTAAGAGCGATCCCCCTAGCCACCCTTGAAAAGGGAGGAATATAAGTCCCCCTTTTTAAGGGGGATGCAAGGGAGATCTCCGGTGATTCTCTAAACTCTGGGTTAGGATGGCGCTCAACGGCAATATTTTTGATTTATGGCTGCCAATCCCGACTTACTGAAAA